ACATGTTACTACATACGTCACTAGAGAAGAAGTATAAAGTAGTAAGCTATAAACCTCAGATAAACCTATCCAAGAAAAGTTTATAGTCATGTGTCAATTAGTTGTACAGCTGGGGGTAGGGTACTCTGGAGAGTGGGATAGACACTTGTATAGCTGACAAAAGATATGGTTAAAATAATAGCTATAAACAATTACCCTATACAATAAGTTGTTAATTTTACTGGTGTTTTTGGCATTAAAAATAGGTTATTTTCCTATAAACAAATAGTTATTCCCACTATTGATTAAATAAACAAAAAGTAGTATTACTAGTATTCCCGAGGTATTTTATCTGGGGTATATTATATTGGCATATCCAAGAGTTTTATCTGGATAGTGCTAGTTGTTCGTATTAGCCTTGCTATTGAATTTAATTGTTCCCGAGGTATCTTTTGTCACGGTATAATGTATTAGGCTATTATAGCAAGACTGGCAAACCGGACATTGTTTATATCAGATTCTTTACCAAGTATCATGGACAAAAGAAGCTTGGCTATGATGACTTTGTTGTTGTAGAGACGTTGCCAAGTGATTGGAAACCATGTGTAATCTATAAACACATGTTACTACATACGTCACTAGAGAAGAAGTATAAAGTAGTAAGCTATAAACCTCAGATAAACCTATCCAAGAAAATCATTCCCCTTCCAAATTCAAACAAGATTGCTGTTTATGTAAGAACTGGAAGTTCCGATCATGAATATGGTATTTTTACTTTAAATGATGTTGATGCTATAAACTGCTTGACATTTGAAGAAATGCTTGTTAATATGTCCTTATGGAAGAATCAACTCTAGGTGTCTTAATAAGATCAAAAGATAGCGGTTGGTACAGATTCTTTATAACAGAGTCTGAGTATATTATTCTTGCTTTAAATACATCTAATAAATTAGTTCCAATAGGAACATACAATTCCCGCGTTTATGGTCCTCAAAAGAGGATATTGTAATGTCCAATCTTGGTGCTCTAAGAGTTCTTGATGGCGATGGATGGTATAGGTTCTGGATAACAGAAACTAGATATCTCATCATGGACCCAAAGGTCCGATAACCAACCTTAGAAATATTGGATCAGATACTTTCTATAGCCCTAGTATAGGAAAGAAGATACTGTAATGTCCAACATCGGAAACCTATACTTAAACATAGATGCTCTATATCGACTTTGGATATCGGAGTCTAGATATGTAATCTTTGACCCCGAAGGTAAGACAATCCACGGATCATATACTGATTTTACGCCAGGTAGTGCAGGAAAGAGAGTACTCTAATGTCTAATCTTGGTGTCATGACAGTTGACCGTCTAGACTGGTATCGCTTCTGGATAACTCCGTCCAGGTATATCATTATACATACCCACAGTTTGATCCATTTAAAATCAAATTTTGCAACAGATACTTTCTATAAACCTAAAGACGGGACGAGAGTTCTATGAATCCCATTGGCCACATGAAACTCTTCTCAGGCAGATATAGGTTTTGGATTACTGACAAAGAGTATATCATTTGGAATGAAGACCGTAACGGACAGCTTGTTACCCGTGGGAACATTATGGATTTTAACCGAGGTAAATTAGTTGTATGATTTTAATAAAGGTTGATGATTTTGAAATTAAAGGCGTCGCGGCATACAGACTAATTATTGGTCGGATGAGCATTGATATTGTAAATTTGGGAATTTCTTATTTTAATTCTGAGTCAGATCTTAAAATGCGCTGGGAATCTAATGACTGGGAGAAGGTGCCGTGGGAATAAAGATATTTCGCTTCCCAAAAACTAATGATTACCGATTTATCTTTGATGAATTTGTTTTAGGCATGAACACTAAGTTTGAAAGCATTGGATACTGGTCAGAATTTTCTAGAGGCGATAAGGCATGGAAAGCCGCAGGATGGAAAGAGATATCATGGTAGGCTTAATTTTTCGTAGTCCCTTATATTATCGAATGTGTATTGCACCTGATCAAACAATTATATTTAGGCCGGAGGAAAGAGGATATTCCTACATTGAGCTAGGGAAAGAAGTTCCTATTCATAGTCGTTTGAAAACTGGAGATTGGAAGATTATATGAAAACTGGCGATCTATGTTTACGACCACTTGAACTATATATTAGCGAGGATGCAGTCATAACTTGGTACTATGATAAGCTATGGCTTAGGATTGATCGGTGGGAAGAATGAACTTGTATAAACATGAAGATAGTGTGATTACTCGTTACAGATTTGAAGTAGCAAGTCTTGTTTTTTATCTGGCTTACAATGGAGACATTTTTTATAGTGAAAAAGCTCGTCCAAAAAAAGAAGGCTGGAAAGAAGTGAGATGGAATTCTTAAAAAACCCTAATCCATATGAGCTTGAGACTTACTTTGATATTTGGTCTAGTGAATCAGTGAATCCGATTGACGTTTACCTTGCATGGGACTATGAAAATGTATCTGTATAAAACCAAGAGAAACAAGTATTACTCTTTAATTATAAGTAAAGGGGTTGTTTTAGATTTTGAAGTGAATTCTCAGATTTGTGGTTGTAGCGAATTCGTTGGCTATAATATAAAAGAGATAGCAAAAGATTTTCGTGATGCAAGATGGATAAAAGTATGGTAGGAGATCTAGTATCGTTCAATGATAACCAAGCGGGTAATTATTGGGATTTTTTAATAGCGCCAGAACACTTCATATCTTTTAGTGTTGATCAGGGAGATATTATTTTTCTTCATATTAGTGCAGTATTAAATAGTTGGAGTTAGTATGAAACTTTATCGTGATACCTCTGGCAACGGCATTTATCGACTAGTTTTAACTGACAACCTAACAATTGGATTTACTTTTCGTGGCATAAATAAGGTTTGGACAACAAACAACTCTAACCTATCTTGGGACGAAAGCTATTGGAAAAAACATGATTGGTGATATTAAAACTATTAAAGTTGGCGGAGTGATGTTTTGGGATTTTTGTATTTCAAAAGACATGTTCCTAACTTTTGCTGAAGGAGATAGGGGAGGAAGCATAGCTTTGTTTCCCATGTCATTTAAAAATGCCTTTAGTGGCGGTTACAAATGATCGGCGAACTTACATATAAGAAGTTTTATACCTTTAGATCTTGGGATCTTTGTATTTCAAATGAAACTAACCTATGCTTTGTTGAGCACGGTATGATTACTGGACAATTTATTTATTTGCTCGCCAGAGGTCGCGAATAAGCATTCGCTCCCTGTTCTATAGCTTTATTGAAAATAAAGCGTTGCGAGACGAGATCCGTTAACAACTTATATAAACAAGTGAACGGAGCGTCGCAGCGTGATAGAACTACTCTTAATCATATTTGGTGCTTATGTTGCCAGTAAGCTCATAACGTCTATATTCGATTACAGCAATAGTACGACTAAACCTAGCGAGTCATCTCCTATAGTCTGCGAAATCCATTCATGGCAATATAACGAAGAAGGATGCCTACAGTGTGTCCTATGTAAAAAGAAACCAGGAGAAGCCTAATGTCAGAGTTTAAGCCGGAAGAGAACACATCTAACTGTAAGGTATGCGGTGCCGTTGGTAAGCGCATAACGGTCCATAAGTACGACGCAAAGAACTATAAGTACATTGACGAGGATGGCAAGGCTTGGTGCGGCAAGAAGTGTCCTAAGTGCCATAGAGAGCAAATGCGTCTCCGTATGCAAGAGAAGCGTAAACGCAAGAAGGAAGACGATGAACTGGCAAAAGCTAAGACGTAGTAGTGAATATAATATTTTCATGGGCACGATCCTATTTGGTCTTACTTTTGTATTTACTTTTATTTTTGCTGTACCCAGTCATTATGTAGACCCTGAGCTTAAACCATATGTAGACGATTATATGGCATTACTAGACCAGACTTGTCCAGGCAAGGTTAGATATAATAATCAGTTTATTGTAGTTAAAACGAAGCTAGACGAGAAGTACATTGGTATGTGTACGAATCTATTAGACTATCGTAAAATAGAAGTAGACACGGCTTTCTGGAACCAGGCAGATGAATATGAGCGAAGACAGCTGATGTACCACGAACTGGCACATTGTGTCCTAAATAAGAAACATGTCGAAGGATTTGACAATTATATGTACTATCGCAAAAATGATGTTTTACCTTATCTATTAGAAAGCCAAGTCGTATTGGACATGAAGGAATGGTGTAAATAGTCCTTGACAAAGTAATAGACTTCTTGTTATAATGGACTGATGCTAGAAGTCATAATCATAGCAGCTTGCTTAGAAACGTCGGAAGGGTGTAATTACCTTTCCGATTTTTATTTTAAGCATAAAGGCTATGATCAGATCTATGATGCTTTTTCTAAGAAATATAAACGAGAAATTGAATTAGCTGGTCCAGGCATTACACTGGTTTCTGTGGCGGTTGAAAGAACAGTTAAGTTTAAATATCGACCGTTTACTTTCGCAATTAAAGAGCAGGAAGCAAGGATAGGATTTAACTATGATTTTTAAATGGCATGGACCAAGTAAACATAGTGACAATAGTTCTATTATAATTGCATTTACCGAATGTTTTATATGTTTTACTTATGGCGGAGCCGTCGATTACGAGATCGGAGCGTATCTAGACTGGCTTAAAACTCATGAATTATACGAGGAAATGTAAATGTTTTTAATTTGGGAAGGCGAGATTCGGATTGGGTTTGTTTGTATCCAGATGGGTCTTGGAGAAGAATGTCGTTTAGATTTTCTTTATAATGGCAACATTGAACTTGTTCAAATGGCCATACTTCCAGGAGGCTCTACGGCAGGAAGTTGGAGAACATGGAACTAATTATTAGAAATGATGGAAAAAGACATTTTACATTCTTTATTGTCTTTCGCGATCAAGACCTAGCCATTAGACTTTATTCTCGTGCTAGACCGGCAGTCTCTGGCATTGAAGCATTAGAACTGATGTTATGTAATAAATCGCATTATAAATACGACTGGAATAGCTGATGTTTATGCTTTGGAAACATTACCGGTATTTAAATAAAGCAAATAATTGTTTTGCTTTAGTTCTTGCTACTGGAGAGCAAGGTCTTGTATTTTATTATGACGGACATATTAGATATGAAAGACTTGGAGTTCCTGTGCTTTTTTTCGAACCTACTAAAGAACAATGGGAAGAATACATAAATTCTTAGGGGACTATGGAACTACTTATTCGTTTTGATGATCATACTCGTATTAAAAAAAACATATTTTCTATTTTTTGGAAACACGACAGTTTTTTGGTACGATGATTTTTTAAGCCATCCAAAATTAATGATTACCAGTCAGGAAGAACTTAAGAGAGTGAATTCTCTTTCCGTAATGAATAACTTTAACTTTTAAGGCAGAAATATACGTTTTCCTGATTTAGTCTTAGTGGTCTGGAGATGGGTCCAGTTGGACCATTTACCCTTTGTTGCACTGCTGTCTTCTTTATATAAATCGTGCTTCTCTAATAGCTCTTTGGTGACCTTCTTACAAAGAGTTTGATCTTTATCGTCCATAATGTCTAGGGCTGCCCCGATCATGTGCGAGGACTTCTTGGCTCCTCCGGCAGCTTTATTAGCCGTGCTAGGACGAAACCCGCTGCTAATCTTTACCTTACCCCAGTTAAGCTCCGCTAATAGCGCATTAACGCGCTTAAGCAGTTCCTCTGCATTAGCCTTAACTTCGTCTGTTAGTTCTGGCGACTTAGCTCGTTCAGGGTACGATCCACTTGACGTTATCCAGTCATTTAATGTAATTTTCATGGGTTCTCCGCTTGCTAGGCTCGTATGAGCACAGGTTGGACAGCGCAAATAATGGTTCAAACGCCAAGGATTGCCTGGGTCTGCCTGGGTCTGCCATGTGTTGTTTATAGCTTCCGCATATGGGACATCGCTGTTTCATTAATTAAAGTTGTTAATAAACTAAATATTTTAACAACTTATTATGACAATTAAAGCAACGCTGAATGTCTGTGTGACGCTAGGGTGTATCCCGTTTATAGCAGCTTACGCAATTACATTGTCGAGTTTTTAAAATAAAGGAACCAAATGGATAAGTTAAAAGTATTGCCTTTAGCTCTGGGCGCTCTTTACTTTTTAAAACTAATGGTAATTGAGCCAGTTTTTGCTGACTCGGTAGTGTTTGCTACGCTGGCGGCGTGGTCAATGTTTATAGTTTATAAAGAAAAAGCGAAAGAACTCGTTGAAGTTGAGGCTAAAATTGTAGCTCGCGATGTTCGTATTAATGAAATTCAAGAAGAAATCGACAAGCTTAAGGTCAAAGTATCTGGCGTCACTATGAGCCAGTCAATGAGAAAGTAATATGTCTAATATCTTTCTTGAAAAATACAAAAACTACGAAGAACTTATGAATTTTTGCGTGGCGCAGAACACAAGCATGATTGCCCAGGCCAAGAAAATCGTAGAATTGCAAGAAGAACTAGCACATGTTAAGTCTTTATTGGTAGACTCTGTGCCAATTTTTGAACCAGACTCGTCAAAATTGGACAAAGACTCAAAAGACGAAGAAGTTATTGCGAGAATTGAGATACAAAAGCTTCGATATGAGGCAATGAATCGACCTTTAACTTTTGAAGAGAGCAGAAAGTTAGAAATATACACTAAAATACTATCAAATATTGCTTCCAGGAAAAAGCCCCCAATAATAGATGTGTCAAATTTAAGTAATGACGATTTATTAGAACAATTAACGGATAAAAAATAAGATGGCCGCCATTTACGGGTTAATAGATCCTATTACTCAAGAATTAAAGTACATAGGTCAAACAATAAAATCTCCAGAAGTAAGACTAGAAGGTCATTTGCGTGATGCTAGGTATGCAAAATATGGAACTAAAAATATAAGATGGATCAAGTCTTTACAAGAAAAAGGAATTAATCCCGTTTTAGTGGTTTTGGAAAGCAATTTAGATATCAATCAATTAAATGAACTGGAAATTTTCTATATAGCGTATTTTAAATTTATTGGTTGCACTTTAAACAACATGACTCCTGGCGGATTAGGACATTTAAACCATGCCCCAAGTCTAGAAACCAGAAAAAAATTAAGCGATTCTCATAAAAAGAAAAAATGTATAGATTTAGAAACAGGAAAAATATATCCGTCTATGATGTCTGTGCATAGAGAATTTAATTTTCATCAAGGACATTTAAGTTACTGTTTGGCAGGTAAAACAGCGTCAATTCATGGCAAATATTTTAGTTACTTACCTAAAAATGTTGAAGATTTATCTAAATGGAAAGCTGATGAGCTTTTAAAAAGACAATCAATAACACTAAAAGCTAACAATAAATCGTATTTACATAAAAAAATTCAATGTATTGAAACGGGTGAAATTTTTGATAGCCTAAAAGGTGCGTCAAAAAAACTAAAAGTAAAATCTAGTAGCATTTGTATGGTATTAAAGGGGAGTAGGTCTCGCGTTGGCGGATTTACTTTTAAGTATGTCCGAAATTAAACCAAGTAAGAAGATGATTCAGGACGAGTTGTGGAGAAGGGGAGAACTTTCCTTTCTCTGTCATCCCGTTCAGAAGGAAATGAGAAACATTTTCTATTCTTCTGAGAAACATAGCATCTTGGTTTGGCTTTTGTCTCGTCAGTCAGGAAAATCTTCTCTACTTACGATACTTTCTCTGGAAGCAGCACTAAGAACTCCAAATAGTATCATAAAAATTATTACAGATACTAAGGTTCACGCAAAAACAATCTTTATTCCTATCTTTAACATGTTCCTTGAGTCATGTCCAGAAGAAATAAAGCCAAAATATCAAGTTAGTGAATACTGTTATGTATTTTCTAACGGAAGTCAGATCCAGCTTGCTGGCTCGGACGGTCAGCACTACGAACGTTTGCGAGGTCAGCGGTCTCATTTGGTTCTTGTTGACGAAGCTGGGTTCTGTGATGACTTAGATATCATGGTTAACTCGGTATTGTTACCAACCACCACACATACTGGCGGTAAATTAGTATTAGCCTCTACTCCTCCGAAAGAGTTTACTCATCCCTTCTTGGTTTTTTTAGAACAAGCAGAGCTGAATAATCTTTTAACGAAAAAAACTATCTTTGATAACCCAATGCTTGGTCCAGAACAGATTGCTATCATCGAAAAGCAAATGGGCGGACGAACAAGCGAGCAGTTTCGTCGAGAATATCTCTGTGAGATCATTAAACTCTCAACTGACTCAGCATTGCCTGAAGTAACTGACGAGCTATTAGCAAAGATTGTAAAAGATCATCCAAAACCAGCACACTATGACGGATATGTTGCGATGGATCTTGGATATCAGGATTTAACTGCGGTTATATTTGCATATTATGACTTTAGGCGCGACAAGATTGTAATTGAAGACGAACTTCCTTTTGATTTTAAAGAAAAAGGCAATACGATTCGTCAACTTGTGACAAGCATCTGTGCCAAGGAAGAAGAGATCTGGAATAATCCGTTAACAAACGAAATGCGTGAGCCGCACATGCGAGTAAGCGACATTAATCATATTGTTACAAGCGAAATTAGATCTTACTCCAACGGTCGCCTTAACTTTCTTGTTCCCCGTAAGGATGATAAGAAGGCTGCCGTAAACAACCTTCGCGTTATGTTGATTAACGAGAAGATTATTATAAACCCTAAATGTCAAACTCTTATCCGCCACTTAAGAAACGTTAAGTGGAATAAAAAAGGCGATGAGTTTGCAAGAAGCGTTGACGACAGTCACTATGACTTTGTTGATGCTCTGATTTATTTGACTAGAAGTATTAACTTTAAGAAAAACCCATACCCGCTTGGCTATGGAATGGATCTGAGAGAAGAAGACATGTTTCTTTCTAATCCAAAATCGTATTATAACCAGGATTCCAAGGCCGCATTCAGAGCCATCATGGGAATTAAGAAAAGGTAACTATGGCTAACGAAGATATTTATTTTGCAGCGAAAGATGGACCAGAGTGTGCTCGTATCTTGCTAGATAAAGCGTCTACATTCTATGATAAGCTTAGTACCAATTCTTATTTGGATACAATGGCTAAGATGTGGCAAGCATATCACGGTATTTACGGTGAAGACGGCGGAAACCAACACGAAATTAAGTTTGGCGGAGAACAAGGCGAGCTAGTTAAGCTTCATGTTAACCATTTCCGTAACCTTGCCCAGCACATGCTTGTAATGATTACGTCTAATCGACCAATCATGCAAGCTCGAGCTATTAACACTGACTATAAATCGCTAGCACAGACATATCTTGCTAACGGCATCCTAGATTATTACATGCGCGAAAAGCATTTAGAAGATGCTCTACGAAAAGCGGTGGAGATGTCCATCGTTCTTGGTGCAGCGTTCGTAAAAATGGAATGGAACGCTACGGCAGGGGAACTTTATGACGCAGATCCAGAAACTGGAGAAATGCAGTATGAAGGCGAGATTGAATTCTCGAATCTCTCACCGTTTGACGTAGTTTTTGATGGAACTAAGGAAACTTGGAACCAGGACTGGGTTCTTTGTCGTTCTTCACAGAACCGATATGATCTAGTTGCAAAATATCCTGAATATAAAGATAAGATCTTGGCTATTCCAAAGAAAGACCAGGTTCTTGGCTTTAATAAGTCATTGTTTAGCAACGATGACACAGATGATATCTTTATCTATGAATTCTTTCACAAAAGAACCGAAGCTGTTCCGGAAGGACGCTATATGTTGTTTGTAGCAAGCGATGTTGTGTTGCTTGAGACAAGACTTCCATATAGAACTCTCCCAGTCTTCCGTATTTCTCCTTCAGACATCATGGGAACGCCTTACGGCTACAGTCCAATGTTCGATATCTTCCCAATTCAAGAAGGCATCAACGCATTGTATAGCACTATCATGACAAACCAGAATGCTAATGGCGTTCAGAATCTTTGGATTGCTCCAGGATCTGATATTAACGTTGAGCAACTTGCTGGCGGACTAAACATTATTGAAAGTAACACAAAGCCTGAGCCACTTCAGCTTACTGCTACGCCAAAAGAAGTATTTGATTTCTTGCAGATGCTTATTCAGTCATCTGAGACAATCTCTGGCGTAAACTCTGTTTCACGAGGAAACCCAGAAGCATCTCTTAAGTCTGGCACAGCACTGGCGCTTGTTCAGTCGATGTCTTTGCAGTTTATCTCTGGGCTTCAACAGTCTTATGTTCGTTTGATTGAAGACGTTGGCACTTCGCTAATTTCTATTCTAAAAGACTTTGCAATGACACCAAAAGTCGTTGCGCTTGTTGGTAAGAACAATCGTCCGCTGTTAAAAGAATTTACTGGCGAGAACATCTCGGCAATTAACCGTGTCGTTGTTGACGTAGGCAATCCGCTTTCGCAATCGACAGCTGGTAAAGTTCAGATGGCAGAACAAATGCTTCAGATGGGTCTCATTAAGAACCCGCAACAGTATTTCCAGATTATGAACACAGGAAGACTTGATGTAGCATACGAAGATGAAATGGATGAGTTGCTCTTGATCAAACGAGAGAACGAAAGACTTATGGAAGGAGCACAAACTATTGTCTCCCCACTTGATGCTCACTCTCAACACATCATGGAACATCGTGCAGTTCTTGCTGATCCAGATCTTCGTACAGATCCAGAATTAGTTCGTAATGTTCTTGATCATATTCAAGGGCACATTGATGCACTTCGTAATACTGATCCATCGTTGTTACAGATGATTGGTCAACAGCCGCTCCCTCCAGCTGGAACGCCAGTTCCGCCTCCAGGACAAGAAGGCGCTCCGCCACAAGGCGAAGGTCCTCCTCCTGGTCAAGAAGGACAGGGCATGGCTCCTCCTCCTTCAGGATTTCCTCAAGTAGGCGAAACCGTTGTAGGACCAAATGCCGAAGGCGTGAGTCTTCCGCAAGTTCCGCAGCCGCCTCCTCCGTTTGAAAATCTTCCGGTAAGTGCCACAGAATTAATGCCTCAGTAATAGGAGATTAGGGATGGGAAAAGAACAAGCCGGTAAAGGTATAGTTAAAGGATTTAATTCTTTACGGAAAGCTTTAGGGCTTGCCGATAATCTACCTTTAGAGCGTGCAGCAGAGGCAGCTGATCCAGCAGTATTAAACAAAGTAGATCAATTGCTGATGGGACAAGGAATTGATCCCCAATCTATTGGTACATATGAAGACAAGATTAAAACTCTTATTACAAAACCCGACGCTTATGCTGAATACCGTAAAACTTTAAATGAAGTTTATGGTGCTGGAGATAACAGAGCGGAAGCTGCTAAATGGGGCAATAAAGATTGGTTTCATGGAACTACTGTCCCAATTGATGAATTTAAAAAGGACGCGCTAGGTTTATCAACTAACGCAAAATCAGCAGAAAAAGGATTCTTTTTTACTGATCACGCTCCTACTGCCGGAGATTATTCTGACCTGGCAGCTAACTCCGGAATAATTAGAGAAGGCGATACAGTTACGACAAGAATGTTATCAGAAACCGCGCCGCTTTTAGATGATTTAGATGTTTCTTTAAGAGATGCAAATATGGAAAAACAATTTGCAATTGACAGTTTTCGCCGACAAGTAGACAGAAATGATAATACTCAAAAGTTAATTGAGGCAATTAAAAATAGAGGCGAAAAAGATGAAATTGCGGAAAGATTACCAAAGTTACAAGCTGATTTAGCTCGTGGAGAAAAATTTATAATAGATCAACAATCTAAAATAAAAACTTTTGATGACCAAATTAAGAATTTAGATGACAAAATAAAATCTCAAGGCCAAAATGTTATACCCGTTAAATTGAGAGCCAAAGATGGCAAAATACATGTAAAAGATTACAAAGGTCAAGGTTACAGAGATACAACATATGCCGATGAAATGACAAAGGCGCAAGAAAAAGGTAATAGTGGCGTATTGTTTAAAAATACATACGACCCAGCCGACCCTAATAATAGAGTTCAGCAAAACATTGCGGCGGTATTTGAACCAGAACAAATTCGTTCTAAATTTGCAGCATTTGATCCAGCATTAAACAAAAGTAAATGGATTATGGCAGGCGCAGCTGGCGCAGCAATAAACATGTTACCAGAAGAATCAGAAGGAAGCATGGCAAATCCAAAAAGTTTTAAACAATTAGCAGAAATAGCAAAATTTAAACAAGGTTATGTTGTACCAAAACCGCACAACATGGGTACACCAAAGATTACCGATATGGGTAATGTTAAATTTGAAACAGCTGAAGATGGCATGAAAACAATCATTCGACTTCCTGATGGCAAAACATTTAATGTTACAAGCGATAAGGGCGATAGCCTTAATATGGCACAAGAGATGATCTATGGTCGTTCACCTAGCCAACCTGGCACTGGTAGCATGGGCGAGCCTGGTAAGATCTCTGGCGATGTAGCTGGCACAATGGAGCGTTCACTAGATGAAACACAAGTGATTGAGCCTAAGTTCTCCGGTGATATTCCAGTTAAGAAGTCTGGTGGTTTTGTTGGAGCAGGGCTTGCTGGACAAGACGGTTTTGGTATGATGAAGGATTCTGCCAAAGACATGCTCTCCGGACTTAAACAAGGGTTTGATAAGTATAGAGAAGTTGCCGTAAAGCCGGTTTCTGATAAACTTAAAAAGACGCTTACTCCAGATATTAATGTAGGAAAAGAGTCTTACCCGACTTCAAGCGTTGCTTCAGATTTTATTCTTGAAAATGCACCAGATGCAACAAATTATGTTGCTGGCGGAGTGGGAGCAGCAGTCGGAGCTTCAGATCTAGCGTCTAGTTTTGTGGACGACGAGGAAGCTAAGAAGCGCGAATTAAACTTTGGCGGACTAAGAAGCATTTTAAACAAGAAATAGTTTATAGATAATTATTTTTAGTTATTATAAATATTTTAACAACTTATATTATAAACAATCGGTTCTACCCATCGGCGAACCGCCTAAATCTACCCTATATCAGGGCGAAACATGGAGAATACAATGTCAGAAGCACAAGAGTCTTCAGCGCCAGTCGTTGAAGAAAGTCCTATTGAAGAAGCACTAGATGCTGCACCAGAACAAGAAGTTGCTCCGGTAACGCAAGCAGAGGTCAAAGCTAAAGCCAAGCTTAAGCAGTTAAAGCTTAAGATTTATGGTCAGGAAGTATCAGAAGACCTCCCGTTTGAAATTGATGATGATCCCAAAGTAGTTGAATACATGACGAAACAGCTGCAACTGGCTAAAGCGTCACAGCGTTCAATGCAGGAAAAGTCACAATTAGAAAAAGAAGTTGGAGCTTTCATTGAAGAACTTAAGAAAAATCCTCGCAAAATTCTCTCCGATCCGCGTGTTTCGGTTGATCTTAAAAAGATGGCCGCTGAAATTATTGAAGAAGAAATTGAGCAATCTCGTAAATCCCCCGAGCAAATTGAAAAAGAAAAACTTGAGTCTCGTCTTCGTGAACTCGAAGAAGAACGTAAAAAAGAAAAAGAAGAACTCAAAGCGCGGGAATTAGAACGTCATACTGAACAACAAATGTTGCAATATGACCAGATGATGACTAAAGCTCTTGAGAAGAGTGATCTACCAAAGTCTCCTTACATTGTTAAGAAGATGGCAGATTATATGCTTCTTGGACTTAATAATGATCTTAACTTAACACCAGACGACGTTGTTCCACTTGTCCGTGAAGAACTGCAAAATGATCTTAAAGAGATGTTTGCTGTAATGCCGGATGAAGTTATCGAAGCTGTTGTCGGTAAAGAAGTCTTTAATCGTGTTCGTAAAAAGAACGTGGCTAAAGCTAAAGTTGCTCCTACACCACTTAAAGCACAGATCAAAGATACTGGCATTAAGGGTGATGAGAAACCTAAAGCTATCGAAAAGAAATCAATGAAAGATTTCTTCGGTATTTAATTATAAATTTGAACTAATGGCGAGTAGTTTGTAGTGACGCCGCTTACCCTTAATCGGATAGTGGACTATCTAAGCAGATAAAAGATATTAGCTAGAAGAGAAACAATAACAATTAACATTTGGAGACTAATAATGTCTTACGAAGCAAAACTGCCCTTGGTAAAAAACCGTCAGGACAAAGTCCAGCGGCTTTCTATCCCTTTGGCAATTACGGGAAACGCAACACCTGCGAATAAAGTAATTGCTGCCGATGAACCAACTATTTTGTTTGTTAAAACAGAAGGCTTGAATCAGATCACTACTGCTTCTGGCGCTCTTGAAACAGGCGAAACTCTACCAACTCTTGCGACAGCAACTGATGCGACAGGCGTGTTCAACATGCTTATCAAAATCGGTGAGCCACTCGCTAAAGTTTGTTCAGTAAAACTGGTTCCTCGTGGAACGCAAAACGGCGCTATCGTCGCTTGCGAAATCCTAGCCTTCACAACTGGATCGGACAATTCTGGTCAATCTATCGTTGCTGAAGTAACATCTGGTGTAAACTTTTCTACACCAGCTAACCTCGACGCGACTATCGAAGTCGAATACGTCGTATCATAATTTTAAGGAGTTAATGTATGGCTACTACTAACGCATTTAGTACCCCAGATAATACCGTAGGTAATCTGAATGGTATGTTCAAGGAAGTTTACGCGGATAAACTACAAGATCTTCTTCCGGACGGAGTAATCCTTTTGAAGGAAATCAAGTTTAACGGTAAAGACAAGCAACCAGGAAATCTTTTCCATTAATAGCTGGTGGAATTAAAATTTTCTCTAATTGACTCGAACATCCAGAAGTGGACAACGAGGCGGAAGCGAAAGCACCGTGAGAGACTAAGCGAGAAGACTGTAGAAATACAGATGCAATAGTCCGATCTACCGCATAACCCAAGAAACGGTAGAGATAAGCAGAAATGACTTATCCCTTTTGACCAAAGGTAACAAACACCGCAGCCGGTAATTTTAGGTCACGAGCATAAACAAAATTAAACTGTGCTCATTAAATTTTCTCTAATTGACTTGGAACTCCAGAAGTGGACAACAAGGGCGAAGACTTAGGTCACGCTGAGAGACTAAACGAGAAAACACTTGACAAACATTAAAAATGATGTTAATATAGTGATGCGATAGTCCGAACACTGATATAACCCAGGAAGTCAGTGAGATAGACAGAAATGTTCTATCCGGTTTTTAGGAAGAAAACTAGTAACAAATTGGGTGTAACTTTTGCAGGACCGGAAGATGACGGGTTCAATTTGAACGCGCCCATCGCCAGTTCGATCAAAGACGCACAGGTAAACTAAGTGCCTGTCCCTACAGTGATGTAGGTGAAAAAACTGAGGAAATTGCTGGAAAGCTAAAGTTTTTATGAGACGCGGCGTCATTTACAGAATTACAAATTTACTTAACGGTAAGGAATATTATGGCCAAACCGTTAATGCTGATCCGATTCAGAGATGGTACGCACATTGTTCTAAATGTAGAACAAGCGCAGTAAATCTCGCGATTCAAAAGTACGGAAAAGCTAATTTTAAGTTTGAAATAATCTGTAGTGCCAAGTCAATTGAAGATTTAAACTATTTAGAACAATACTTCATTGCTAAATATCAAACTCTTGCTCCAACCGGATATAATCTGGACATAGGAGGAAGAAATTGTTTAAAAAGTAAAGAAAGTATTGAAAAAGGTAACATAAAACGTAGACTTAAGATTTTTAAAGATCGGCGTCGAGGAATTATTGCTACCCATTCAGAAAATGGTCACATTATTGAGACCGAAATAGTTAAAGACTTTCTTAACTTTGGATTTACTAAAAACGACCTATCAAATATTCGATGGGTGTTAACTGGTAAAGGTTCTAAAAAAAGAGTTAAGAAATACTTCTTCAAATATAGAGACCAAGTCAATCAGAGCCTAATCGTAGAAGATAACATGTCTACGGCGGCGCAACGACTCGACAGTGAAACCGAGTAATCGGAATATAATCTGTCCAAGAGACCTCAGCCCTTCAAATAGAAGGTGAAGATATAGTCTGAACTTATAGGAAACTATAAGAAGTAGGGGATAAAAAGCCTTTACGATAACAACCCTTGACGAGGGTGCCCAGCAGTTCTTCGTTCGCTTCTCGGCTACAACGCTGCGTCGCGAGCACAAGGTTCGCAAGCTGCTTTCATGGATGCAACAAAATATGTTGTATCGAACATGCTGCGCTCTATGTCTAAGAAACTCGAAATCGAGCTTCTCTACGGACAAATGGGTTATGCTACAGTTAACGCAGGTACTACTGCTTCTACTCAGTTTGTTGTAAAACTTGCTGAATGGGCACCAGGTATCTGGGCTGGAGCAGAGGGTCTTCCAATCGAAGTACGTTCGTCTGACGGCGCGACATCGCGTGGTGAGAACATCGTAACTGCGGTTGACATGGACACTCGCACGATCACTATGCAATCGGCAATGACGCTGACTGCTGACGACGTTGTATGGCACAAAGGTGCTTACGGTAAAGAATTCGCAGGTATCCATAAGATCCTGTCGCAAACTTCCGGCACACTTTTCAACATCAACGTTGGTAACTACGGTATCTTCCGTGGTAACTCGTACAACGTTTCAGGCGCTTTGACACAAGCAAAACTTGGTCTTGCTCTGACTCGTGCAGTAGAAAAAGGTCTTGATTCAAAAGTTCTCGCTTTGGTTAACCCAAAAGCATGGACTAACATGATGAACGACCAAGCAGCATTGCGCAAGTATGATTCGTCATACTCGTCAGCAAAAGCTGAAAACGGAACACAGAAGCTTGTCTTCTTCTCGCAGAATGGCGAAATCGAAGTTCGTCCATCTACTTTCATTAAAGAAGGTTATGGATTCGTTCTCGATATGTCGGCATGGCTCCGAGTTGGTTCGCAAGAGATCTCTTTCAAAATGCCAGGATCAGGTGACGAGTATGTACTCCACCGCCCAGATCAAGCTGGTTACGAGATGCGTCTCTTCACTGACCAAGCTATCTTCACACATAAGCCTGGCACATCGGTCATCTTGACTGGTATTGTCAACGCTACATCGTAATTGATGTAACTTAAAGGGGGCCCTTCGGGGCTCCTTTTTTTTTATTTAATACTCCGTCCAATTTATACGTTTATAATGCAACATTGGTAAATTTTCATCTATATCAATGAGATCATCATTGGTAAGACCTAAATATAAATTGTCTGCAAGAAAAAAGACATAATATCTATCAAATGTCCAGCCTTTAGAATAGAAATAAATGTAATTATCCCCAATCATTTATATATCCATACATAATTCTTCATAACTACATGTTTTAATGAACCAATCTCGTTCGCTTTATTATCTCGAAAAACTAAAAATAGCTCTCCATGACTTATTTTAAAGTTATAAAATTTATGATTATCAAAAGTATGTATGATAAATTGTCCTGCTTCCATGTCTTTCGCATCAATTGGTTTCATATTTTAACTTCTTTAAAAGAAAGTGGTATTACTCTATTTTCGCTAATATAAAAATCCCGATAACCTCTTATGCAAACGGTTAAAGACATGTAATCATATTCAAGCCTTTCCCAATCTTGACCAAATGTAGCAATCTTCTTTTGTTTTTTTAGAGCTTAATTTGGCTCCTAACAAGCCTAATACAGTAGCTATCGCTGATATAAAATTGCTGATGAATGATACTAAAGATGTCCCCATTAATGTAAGCATACTGCTGTTCCTTTTCTCCAAAAGTTCCAATAAGCATATTAAAAGTTTTCCCAATAAATATCATCTGACCGACCAATGCTAATGTTCCAAGTACGGATGTAAAGGGCCTCTCTGTTATTTAATTTTATTTGAAAATAGCCATCGTTTTCTGATGTAGTCGGATTATAACTAATTAGTGATCTATTTTTATGTAAAAAGAAAGCTAAATATCCCTTAAAGAAATCCCTAGGGCGATCTCTAGCAAAAAACAAAAACATAAATGGCGTGACAACTAAAACAAAAATTCTAAAAGTTAATGTATTTAGCAAATTCATCATACCTTAAACTCTCCAACAAACAGAGTTATTGAAGTCGTTTCGCTAATCCAATACCTTTTATAAAGTAACACATAGTAACCATCCGATTTTAGCTGATAGACATTTTCATTTAAACTTAACGTTCCAATTAAGCTATAAGACATTTATCTACATCATCCATCTTATAAGACTTGCCTTCATGCCAGAAGTAACCAAGATCAAAAGCTGATTCAATTGCTCGCATTGCATGTTCTTTTGACTCAGATTCTGGTAAAATAATTACCTTTTTACTAAATAAAATAAATACTGGCCTCATTTATTGTCCTTTTAAAGCTTAGAAATATACGGAGTTTTTTTATAACCTTCGCCAGAAGCATATTTATTCAAAAAATCACTAGTTACGGTTAGTGCATTTGAGCCATAATCTGTAACAGTTTCCAAAGTAAACACTTTAATTCCGGACATTAGTCCTTTAGTAGCGTGATCATTTTCCCAAAATGAAACCACATTATTTAAATTAATATGAGTATCAATGCCAGACTTATACTGACTAGTTTTGATATCATAATAAATTCTGTTTACTTTAAAAATCATTTTATCCTCCAGCAACGTAATATTTATCAACTCTTTTATACGAAGTATCTAGTGACTTTGTAAAATACCTGTCCTTAAACAAACAATGGTTATTTGGCACGGCCACTAGTCTACCGCATTCCAATACAATAACATTGTGACTCTTATGCTGCACCGGATCTTCACTAAGCCCTGGTCCGGCTACATCGACAGTAAACAGATAATATCCTGTTTCAAGCTTATTGTCAACCTTTATTTCAACTTCATAGTTTTTTAAATGATTATATTCAATAACGTTGATGTCGCCTTCCAAGCAACTAAAAGGCTGTGCAATTTCAAGCTCTAATGGCTCCATAGTAAGCTTTGCATCAAATCTCTCACAAGATATAGCGTTAATTGGAAGTCTTTGCCACAAGGCTCCTGATTCCAAATGAACAGTAAAGAATAAAGGTCTAGAAGAAATAGATGTAACAGCAACTAGATATCCTTCTTCTAAGGTTCCAGCTGGTTTTCCTAGAAATTCTGAATAAACTTTTACTCGAATTACTGGAGTATTTGCGATAAACATTATTTGCCTTTCAACGCTTCTCGTGCAATTTTTCCACTATCAATAGTACGATAGTTTTCTGCTTCGTACCAACCAAGTGCCGCTTCCAATTTCTCCACCTTGCGGCGCTCGCGCTTTGATTTCGGCTAGCTTGGTGGTTAGAGGTGAGTCCATAAATGTCCTTTCACGACGTGATAAATATGTGTTCTTGAAACGCCAAACTTTTTAGCTAATTCCAAAGCATTTGAATTATTTTTTGTTTTCCTAAAATTATTTCGAATATACATTACGTCGGTTTCGGATAACTTACTTCGACCATTATTCTCGCCAACAACGTCATCGCCATGATTAATTCGGTCTTTCCAATTTCCTTCTGGGGTGTCGTAGCGAAGATTGTTCACTAAATTATTTAATTTATTTCCATCATTATGGCAAACATACATCTTGTCAGGCCTTGGACCAATAAACGCTTCGGCTACTGCGATATGAACCTTTTTGATTTTTCTCTCACCAAGGTCAGACGTTGCACCAAAATATAAATATCCGCATTTATTTTTTTGCAAAATAATTTCGCGACCATAAATTAAAGTTACAATTCTACCATCGTTTGATACGGCATATCGACTAAATCCTGAAATCAATCGAAAGCCAGGAAACTCAGACAAGGAATGTTTTGCTGGCCGTGGACCAATCATAATTGCTCCACAAACTCGACGATGCGCTCGCCGATTGATACATATTCACTGGCCTCTTCGTGACTCGGGTAATATCCGTTGATTTCTTCTTTCTTGTTTATCGTTGCATAAACCCGCCGTGGCTCTTTCTTCTCTCGCCACTCGCCGAAGACTACTTCATTGTCCCACATAAATAATTGGTTTGTTGATGGAAAATTACCCGCCGTATATTCAACTCCAATCGGGCTAATCACAGTCTTTCCCTGCATCGCTAATTTTTTGGCTTCGATAATTGTCACTTTTCTATCTCCTTAGTTAATCCAACTGCGGCCATTACTAGTCCAACTGACAAAAGAACAACCATTGGTAATACGTCCGCACTAAACGCTCCTAGAGTAAGCAGAAATATACCAGAAAGGATCGCACTGTTCACGACTCCTCCTTTAAACAAATATAAGCACAAAATAGATTAAGACATAAAGCAAACATGTCGAAGGTATTATTTTCTGGTTGAGCCAAACAAGCAAATAAAAGTCCGGCAGCAAATAAATTACCATAGCCAAAATATTTCATTTTTTATCCTTTTTTTATTCGTTTGACCATTTAGTAATTTCCTCTTGTGTAAAACCGGCATGTTTAGCAAACACTATACATCTCCATTCAGGATACTGATCTAGCCTACAGTCTTGGATAAACTTTTCAACCATTCTTACTCTTTTAAGAAACATTGGATCTTGGGTAAGCTTTTTTGTACTACTCGGCGGATACATAAAATAGATAGTAACCGATAAAACTGCTAATGTCAAGAATAAAACTATAAACTTTGCCATAATTCCCATCCTCTGTCTTCCGGAGTATTATCTATACTAAAAACTATTAATTGAACTTCTTCTCTGGTAAAAAATCCTAGTTTTGAATTAAAACGGATGGCATGAGATGGCGAAATCATTATGATGAAATCATCAGGCCCATAAATATTACCAATTATTTCCATAATTCCCATCCATACTCTTCTGGAGTTTCATTAAAAAACATATTCTCCTGTAACATAGGGAGTTCCAATTCATTGTCAAATCTAATAACTGCTGTATTAGTTATAAACAAGATAAAATCGCCGCCTCCGTATATTTTACCAGTTCTCATATTTTTATCCACCAAGATCTATTAAAATCGTTTGTTTCGTATAGACCATGTCCTATTTGGTTAGGCGTAAAATCTAAACATATGTTATCTGATATACAAATAAAATATATAGTTGGTTCCTCGTAGGCATAGATATTGCCAATCATTTCCATAACTTCCATCCAAGGTCAGTTATTTTATCGTATTTAGAATACGACCGTAATATAATCTTATCGTCTTTGTCGAACCCTATTGAATAAAATCTTATGGCTAACTTTGGACTTATAAACAATAAAAAGTCAGCAGGTCCATATAAATCGCCTGTTCTCATGTTTTTATCCACCAGCTATGATTAAAATCACCCAGATCATAAAGTCCAAAACCGCATACAAAAGAAGCCGATATTGTTAGACGCATTTTATCTGAGATGCAAAGAAAGTAAAGACCGCCATTGTCGTAGGCATAGATATTACCAATCATAGTCTTTTCCACTGGTCTTTTCTACTGGTCTTTTCTAAGAAGATCAAATTGGTTATATTTGCCATAAACAATTCTATTATTTATAATACCCAGGGCGTATTCATTGCTTAAAGTATATACCCAATAATCTCCATAAGTAAGCGAGCATAAGTTACCTAGTTTGCTATAAACGGCCATCGAAATATTTTCCTTTAAGTGTCTATTAATTTAACAACTTACTGTATGCGAGTCTGTTTCTACCTCTTAGGGACACTATAGCATACTTTTTCTATAAACGCAAGGAAAAATAATGCCAAGAATAACAATTCAAGGGACAACCATCAATTTTCCCAATACTGGTTCATCCCCCGTTTGGAGCGAATCTGTAATTGACTTTGCTGAAGCCGTAGAAGCTGCTTTAGCCGGTATTACAGGCACTTACGACGTTCCTCCCCAAGTATTTGACCTAACTAATGAAGTAAATACCGATATAAGCCTTCCAAGGCTAACCTTCCCTACGACTGAAGTCCGTGGTGTAATTGTAACATATGCCATTTACCGTAAATCTACTACAGTTAATGAGGTAGAAGCCGGAACATTGGAGTTTGTTTACGATACAGCAGCTGGTTCTTGGTTAGTTTCTCGTGAAGGAACCGGATCTGATGTAGTAAATGTGACATTTTCTGTCACAAATCCTGGACAAGTGACTTTTTCCACGACAGCAATGGCTAGTGGTACATACGAAGAAGGAGCAATCTCGTATCAAGCTAAAGCCGTGCTCCAATCGGAGGTCTAATGGCGTTTCGTAAGATATATGACGGTCTTAGACTTCTTGCTAAAACAGTTTCTTCCGGTTCAACACTCGGAAGCATCCAAGCTCTTGATCCAAATAGTGATGGCATTGGGACCGTGCAAGTTCATAACGGAACTAGCTACTCAGATGTTGTTACAGCGGCACATGCTGCAACATTAACGAATAAATCTATTGACGGGTTTAATAATACTGTCACAAACCTTCTTGATTCTGCCATTGCGCCAAATGCCGAAATAGAAGTTACAAAACTTGAAACATTTCCAGACGGCCATGTTCTAATTGGTGTAAGCGGAACAAATACAATTCAAGCACCAAGCTGGTCAAATGCCGATATTGCAAACGATGCCGAAATTGCATTAAGTAAACTAGAAGTTGGAACGGCAGGTCAAGTTCCAGTAATCAATCTTGGCGGAACGTTGGCACTAAGGACTCTTTCTGGTAAGGTGATCATTGACGAAGACGGAGTTACTGCATTTAATCCTGCCGAATTAATCGTCGATGCCGACATTGCAAATGGCGCAGATATAACTCGAGACAAATTAATTGCTGGCACAGCAGACGTTATTTTAGCTAACGACGGATTTGGTCGTTTAAGTGAATCAACCGTCACTGTTGCCGAACTTGAAGCCGCAATTGGCGGTACAGCAGTCACTAGCGTTACACTCACTGATAACACAACAACAGTTGCATATCAAACTACTGTTGCTGATAAAGATGTTATCCACCTCAAATATTCAATTAAACGCGGAACTACATATGAAGCCGGAACTATCACTGTGATCAGTGATGGAACCAATGCGTCAATTGCACAAGGCGGCGTATGTACTATTGGCGATGTTGGAATAACAATTACTGCTGCTATTTCTGGCGCTCTACTACAAGTTCGTGGTGCAGCAACTAGCACTGGTGCAGATGCAACAATGAAATTTACTGTTTCCGATTGGGAAGCTTAATACTCTATTCTGGAAAATGAAGGAATAAGGACAAATGGCTGATAATTTTTATAAAGTTAAAAAAGGGTTAAACGTACAGCCGCAGGCGTCTCCGACAATCGATCAGAATGGCGATATTGCGGTTGATACAGCGGATAACAAACTTAAAGTTCGTATTAACGGTACAACTGACAACGCCGTATTTGAAGCTGCATCACAAGCCCTTACAAATAAAACTCTCACTAGTCCAGTTATCAATACTCCAACTGGTATTACTAAAACTGATGTCGGTCTAGGTAACGTTGATAACACGTCTGATGCAACAAAAGACGCTGCTACAGCAACTTTAACAAATAAAACCCTTACGTCTCCGGTTATCAATACGCCAAGCACTGATGTTGTAACTATGGATGGGCAGGCATCTACTCCTAGTAATCCATCCGCTGGTAATTATAAATTATATGTTGATGATAACACTACCAAGTTAACTCTTCTTGATAGTTCAGGTAATGCTACAGAGATCGGTGCTGGCGGTCAAGGGGGAATCAATTACATTGAAAACTTTGACGCCGAAGTCAATACTGACGGCTTTGCTACATATGCCGATGCAGCAGGAACTCAACCTGTTGATGGCACTGGCGGTTCGCCAAATGTTACATTTACTCGAACTACTTCTTCTCCATTAAGAGGAGTAGCTTCTTTTCTATTTACAAAAGATGCAGCAAACCGACAAGGTCAAGGTGCAAGCTACGATTTCACAATCGACTCTGCTGATCAAGCAAAGATGATGCAAATTGGTTTCGATTACAGCGTAGCCTCTGGCACGTATGCCACAGGCGACTTAGCTGTTTACATAGTTGACGTTACTAACGGCACGGTCATCCAGCCCTCAGCTTATCAAATCGAAAACGTAGGTGTAACTTCTGTAGCAAGGCTCACATTTCAAACCGCAAGCAACTCTACTTCTTATCGACTTTGTTTCCATGTCGCATCGACATCGGCAAGTGCGTACACAGTAAAGCTAGACAATGTTTCGCTAGGACCCCAAGTCGTCCCACTCGGCGCTCCGGTTACTGACATGGATAAAACCTATTCCGGAACAATAACCGGAACAACTATTGCTGGTTCAGTAACATACACAGCGAATACTTTAAGGTATGGAAGAGTAGGGGATTGTGTTCGTGTAAGCGGTAACATTCGAGTTAACGTCGTAACTACGGCACCCACTGGAAGCATCTATATACCGATGCCTACAGGACTCTCCTACGACACAACCAAAGTTGCACAAGATGGCGGTCGAGGTGTATGGGGGACAACATCTAGCAAAATTGCTGGTGTAAAATTAGACGTTAACTTCATAACACTGAACACGCCCAATACACAAAGTGTTGAGGTTCAATCTGGTACTGGTACTTTTGGGACACTAGCCAATGGTGATGAATTAAAGGTAGATTTTTGCATTCCAGTAGCAGGCTGGTCGTCGAGCACCGTGGTTAGTTCGAGTGCGGATACACGGGTAGTCAACATGACAGCCCGTAACTACAGTAACGGAACTCTAGCATCAGGTGCATCGCACACTGTAATCCTGAACACCGTAGCATCAGATACACATGGTGCATACAACTCTGCGACTGGTGAGTACACCGTCAAAGTTCCTGGGTATTACTCGATAAACGGTGAAGTAGGGATGGCAGCAACGGCTGCGGCAGCTACTCGGCAATTGTTTTTATACATTCGAGTTAACGGCACTGGTATTAGCAACACATACACCTATGCGAATACGACCTCCTCGATAACTCATAGAGCGCAAGCTAGGGTTAACTGGTACTGCAATGCTGGCGACATTATTACGCTTGTTGCAGAAAATGATTTAGGTGGAACAGGAACTCCACAGCCGGGGACTGGTAACTCCAACTTCTCTATTAACCTCATCCAAGGCCCCAGCCAGATTGCTGCGAGCGAGGTTATTGCTGTCGATGCGTACGCTCCAACGTCAACACACACAAGCTCAACCACCATAATGACAGGCTGGACAGAGATTGTAGATACACACGGGTCCTTTAATCCAACAACTGGAATCTTTACTGCGCCAGCTCCAGGTTACTATAGGTATGAATCGACATATACACCGTCAAACGCTGCGACGCCTTGTAGCGTTTATGTTTACAAAAACGGAGTGGCTTTTACTGGGACAAGAAAAGGTTCTGCTTATTCTAACGGAACAGTTAACCCCACTGCGGTTGTGTTTGGAACTATGCTTCTTAATGCCGGAGATACCATCAGCTTTTTTGCACAAAATAGCTCTGGCGGGGCTGTTAGCACAGACGGCGCTAATACTTTTATGACAATCCATCGTCTTGGCGGAGTTGGTTAATGTCGAGTTGGAACTTAAACAAACAAAACGAAGTAAGTCTAATTACTAAAATTGACGATACTACGACTAGTGGAACGACATACATCGGTAAAGCCGTACCAGGTTCATCTGAATCAGCTGCTGTATGGCAAATCACTAAAATAACAGATACAGAAATTTTATTCGCTAAAGGCGATGATTTATTTGATAAACAATGGTCTCAGCGAACAACTTATACATATAAATAAACGGATTATTTATGGTGCCGGAAAAACTTTTAGAAGAAAAACCAAAGAAAAAGAGATGTCCAGAACTTGCTCGCAAATATAGGAACGCTTTTCGCGAACGCAATCCTGACTATCATAAAAACTATGAGAGACAACGACGAAAAAAGAATCCAGAATTAGCAAAAGGTCATGATTTAAAAAAACATTACTGGCCGGATTTGACTGGACAACAAGCGATTGAGGAATATAACAGAATGCGAGCCGCGCAAAATAATAAATGTGCTATTTGTGAAATTGAAGGCAAGGTTCTTCACGTTGATCATGATCACAATACTGGTCGAGTAAGATCCTTACTTTGTGGAAACTGTAATACTGCACTCGGATTAATTAAAGAATCAGCAAATATTGCCGAAAAATTAAAATTTTATATAGAGAAGGTGTGTAAATGAGTTTTTCAAATTCAACAGAAGAAGATGTCTTGCAGCAGATTTTTATCGGAACTTCCTTGCCTTGGTCGGCTAATACCGATCTCTGGATTGCTCTTTACACAGCCGATCCAGGAGAAGCCGGAACTGCTATTACCAATGAAGCGACCTATGGCGGATATGCCAGAAAAGCATTGACACGCGCAACGGATTTTTCTGTTAGCGGAAACACGGTTAGTAATGCTAACTTGGAACAATTTGACGCTTGTACTTCTGGTTCAAACGTCATTACTTATGCCGCAGTAGTTGATACCGCAAGCGGTGCTGGTCAAATTATCGTTCGAGCAGAATTAAACAGTTCAATTACCGTTAGTACCGGCGTTGTTCCTCAGTTTGCGGGTAACGCACTTTCGTTTACATTGGATTAATAGATGGCATTTAATTCGTTCGGTAAATATGGAGAAGCATTTGATAATGGCAAAGTTCATTATCAATATGTGTATAAAACAGCTTTGCCTGCTGCGGCAACTGCTGGTTATTTTATCGACGCCAATCAATCTTCTGGTCTTCCAGTCTATAACGCATTTGCTGGCTCGGCAACAACGTTTACTCCCCTAACTGGCTCAAGAAATCAAGGTATATACACTGGAACTTCTTATCCAGGAGAAACAAAAAGATTACTAAGAATGCAGTTATTAACAACTACTTCTAGTAACGGTTTGCCAAATTATACATATCTTTGTGATTATCTTGGATTCTATCCTCTAATTGATGCCGATAGCACTGATCAACAAGATATGGATAATACTCTCGGATTAACTCGGTACACCGATGGTAATGGAGTTCGAATTGTTTTAATTGCTTCAGCTCCTATGGTTTTAACTGCTAGTTGTACGCTGGTATATACAAATCAAGACGGAGTAACAGGAAGATCTGTCACTTTTAACGTCATACCGGCATTAAATATTGGAGTATGTGCAACTGGAGCATCTCCAACATTAGGCGGAGCTGGACAAGCAACTCCTTTTGTTATTTTAGCAGACGGAGATACTGGAGTAAGAGCAATTGAATCTATTACTTTTGCCGGTAGTGCCGGTGGATTTATTTGTGCGTGCTTGGTAAAACCGATTGCCTCGGCAATCCAGCTCGAAGCTTCAGTACCAGTAGAAAAATCATTTGGATTTGAACAACAACTGCTTCCGGAAATTAAAGACGGAGCATATTTAAACTTTCTCATTGGTCGTGGTGGCACAGCTGCTATTGATCTTAGAGCAGAACTTATTTTTATAAATGGCTAAGGAGTCACAATGGCTTGGACTAGTATAGACGACATGATTTCAGAGATTACAAGCGGTAAATTCAATCGCATTGATTGGAACAAGATTACTGGAGCCGCAGCTTATACTGCCGGTCGATGGTACGATATGTCTGCGCTTAACGGCACTCCAATTGCCAACGCATGGGCAGGGACAGCACTTACTTATAGAGCTTGTGATGAATCAACTGGTAACGGTACGCAAATTTTTGGAATGAGGCACGGAGGAGACGTTTCTCCTGACTCTAAAAGAATCCTTAACGGTTCGGCGATCACTGCCGTTGCAACAGGAGTTCCAAGTCAATTAATGCTTGTTGATATGTGCGGATATTGGCCAGGTATCAACATGAACACACTTTCTTCTCAGACATTATCTGGCACGCCTTCGCTGCGATATACTAATGGCGTAGGGGTTCGTGCCGCACTTGTTGTTGTGACAACTACAGGGGCCACCGCTCACAACTTGTCATTAAGCTATACGGATCAAGATGGCAATACCGGAAACTCTTTGCCTGTCACGGTGTCTTGCACTGCTTCGGCGATAACGCCGCATATTACTCATTCCGGTACAGCAGCAAATAACTATGGTCCCTTTCTGCCGCTTGCTAGCGGTGATACTGGAATTAGAAACGTAGCAAGCGTTCAACTCTCCGCTGCATCTGGCGCAGGGACGGCAGCTCTTGTTCTTTATAAGCCAATTCTTACAATTCCTCTGACAACTGCTTCTGTTGCAAGCGAACGCGATTTTATGAATCAAATTCCTTCATTGCCAGAAATTAAAGATGGAGCATGTCTAACATGGCTTCTATTTACTGGAGCAGCAGTTGCTGCTAACACAAACTTCTATGGAAGTATAGAAAGTGGATACGGCTGATGCTAGTTCGTAACGGATCAACTCTATTTCAAAACCCTGGTGTATTTCGGGGAATTGTATCAAATAGGGTAGGAAATTATGTTAAGGGAGGACTCCAAAACCGTATGTACGGAGGTTTCTCTCAAACTTTTGGTGCTTATCCCAATGGATATCTAGCATCAAAATCTTTTATTTTTCCAATTAAATCCGGTTCACTTTCTTCTTATACACTAGCTTCTGGGATTATGTCAGGAAGCATAACGCTAATTCCTGCTAAAGTCTTAGAGGGATCTGCTAGTGCCACACTGACTGTCACAAACGCACAATTAGATCGAATTATTAACATGTTGGCAAGCGCGGCATGTTCAATAGTTGGCGATTTAAATCTAGGAGCAGCTGTTAGCGTTGAAGCCGCTTCTACAATGGCAATATCCAAGCTCAGCGCAATCTTAGGTGGAATTTTTGATATTTCTGCTGATGGAAGCGCAATATTAAGTGCAGATGCCGACATGGGCGCTCTTGCAAATATGATAGCTGAAGCCGGAGGTCCAACTCCACTAAGTCCAGAAGGGTTAGCGGAAGCGGTTTGGAACAGTATATTGTCTGATTACCAAATAACCGGAAGTGCAGGTAAAGCACTCACTGATTCTGGCGGAGCTGGCAATCCTTGGGCTGCTATTTTAGAAGATAACAAAGACCCAGGAACTTTCGGTAAACACGTTCAAGAGCTTCTAAAAAGAAACTTCTATTTAGGAACTAAAGACTAATGGGCACAGTTCTATTTGACAATCAAATTAAAACCGTTATCGAAGAACAATCCGTTGGCGGTCAGGTTTACTCTGATTCGATCAACTTGGAGATGTGCGAACACATTTGCTTTGTCATCCAAAACGAAGTTCAGGTATTGGCCGAGGTTGAATTTGACGACACGGACATTGTTGGCGATAAAATCTTTGTTTTTCCTCATCCCTACGTTAATGGAACTAAAGTTAGATTTACCACAACTGGAACGCTCCCTACCGGCCTTAGCTTGGCAACAGACTACTACTTAACCAATGTCAATGGATTTGGCTTTGAAGTAGCTTCTAGCAAGGCTAATGCGATAGCAGGCACCAATATAGAGTTTTCTGGAGGTTCTGGTACACATACCGTGGTTCCTCAAGCCTACAGCACGTTAAATTGTGTTCTAGAAGCAGCTATTGAGCCTGACGTATGGGCAGAATTGTCCGCAAGCTTGGTTCAAAGTTCTAAAACTGAGAACTTAATATATGAATTAAATAACCCTGTTTATAAGTTTATAAGAATGAAATGTACGATTGAATCAGGGCAATCGGTTTTAATTGTGAAATGCTTGATGAAAGGGCATGGATATTAACAACTTATAGGGTAGGAACGTATGAAGGAATTCTTTGTAAAATTAGGCATAGCAGCCGTGGCTGCGCTGGCACCGATACATGCAGTATTGGTATCTGTCGGTGTTTTAGTATTTGTTGACATAGTTACTGGCGTTTGGTCAGCTAAAAAGCAAGGCCAAGCCATCTCATCTGCCAGACTAAGAGACAGCGTCACAAAATTACTAATTTACCAGGTGCTAATTATCACAGGATTTCTAGTAGAAACGCATCTTATCGAGGGATTAATCCCAATTGTTAAAATTGCAGCAGGTTTAATCGTTGCTGTAGAATTTGTTAGTGTTCTAGAAAACATGAATAAGATTCTAGGCAATGACATGTTTCAAATTATTATAGATAAACTTGGTAGTAAGAACGCAGTACGCAAAAAACGAGTAAAAAGGAAGAAAAAATGAAGGGTATGTTCGGTAAACCAAAAGGAAAGTCGGGTATGATGAGCGACGTTGAAAAAGAATCAAAAAAGTCGGCTATTATGGCTATGAAAAAGATGGCTGAAGACGCTATGGGCGAAAAGCTATCTGGCCTTAAAAAGGTAACAATTGCTTCTGACAGCGAAGAAGGACTTAAAGAAGGTCTAGAAAAAGCCGAAGACGTAGTTGAAGCAAAACTTGAGCCAGAAGTTGAAGGCGAAGAAGAGATGGAATCGGAAGACGGTGCCATTGCTGAAATGTCTGAAGAAGAGATCGACGCCAAACTTAAAGAATTGATGGCTCTTAAAGCAAAAATGAAAGCCTAAACTCTTTAGAAAGAGGTTTTTATGGCAAGAGTACCTTGGCTTACAACGCAAGGACTAATTAATTCCGTCAAGCGCAAAATATCTATGCCGCTTGAGCAGGGAACTTTTAGTCTTGAAGACATGACTCATTTCCTTAATGAAGAAATGCAAATTTCTCAGGTTCCATCTATTATGGAATTTTCTGAGGAATATTTTGTTTATAAAATTCGTGTCCCTCTAGTTGCAGGAAAAAGTCGTTATGACATCCCTGATCGTGCTATCGGCATGAAGATACGAGATATCTTTATTGAAGACGAAAACGGCAATATGGGAGAAACCGCTCGTGTATCTCCTGATGAAAAAGCAACTTGGCAGTCCAACACTACCAATTTTACACAGAATTATATCTACTATCTTGAAGGTAATCAAGTAGTATTTACTCCTACATCACAGTCCAATACGGGCTATGTTGTATTTTATATTTACCTACGTCCAAATCAACTGGTTTTGGATACTCGTGCAGCTATTGCACAAAACTTTGTTAAAAAACTGACAGTAGAAACTAATCCAACTGCTGGTGATACAATTACAATCAATGACGTTGTATATACCGCTGTGGCAAGTGGTGCAGTAGCTGGAGAATTTAACATTGGGGCATCTGCTTCGGCAACTGCATCTAATATCGCGTCAGCATTGCTTTCTCCGCTTACTGGATCAGCAACAACTGATGTCGTTAAGATTTCTTTTAGCGATGCAACTTATGAATTTGATTCGAGTTCGGCTAACCTCGTTTTTGCCGATGAAATTGGTGTAAATTTTGACCAACTTCCAACTGAATGGGTTAATCCTGACACGCTTGAAACCGAATCTCTTTTCGGTCAAGGCGAATTAATTGACTTTCTTCAAACTAAACCTGGACATAGAACCTTTTCCTACGATCAGGAGCTGGTTGAAATTGACGGAACTGAGGGCTACTTTGATACAATTCCGGAAGGATTTATTGTAGGAGATTATATTTGTTTAGCAAACGAATGTATCATACCGCAAATTCCTCCAGATCTTCATAACGGCCTTGCAGAACGCGCAGGCGCTCGCATTCTTTCGGCACTTGGCGACCAAGCCGGTCTACAAGCTTCTATGGCTAAAATTCAAGAAATTGACGGACGACAATCAACGCTTCTTAACAACAGAGTCACTGGCGCGCCTATGAAGGTCACTAGCAAAAACTCAATGTTACGATCAAGCAAGCGTTGGAATCGACGTATTTACTAATATAGGTAATAACTATGGCTTCATCTTCTGTTAATCTTAAAGCCTTGGGTCTCAATTTCCAAGGCAACTCGTTAGACGTTCCAGATGGTAGCATGGCTGAAGCAAGCAATGTTAACATCCGAAGGGACTCTACTGTTGAGCCTCGTCGAGGGTTTAAGCTTGATGGCGATAGCTTTGGTACGGTTAACGATAGACTTAAACAGTTATTTGTTTACAAAGATCGAATCCTTCGTCACTACGCTACCACTTTACAATTTGAAGATGGAACAAACAACGACGGAACTCGCAAGTTCTCTAACTTCAACGGTTCTTACACTGAGGCACAAACGGGCCTAAGAACTAAGAGTATTGAAGCAAGTGGCAACTTCTATTTTACTTCTTCTGAAGGTATTCGAAAGATCTCAGCTAAAACAGCGGATCAACTTAGCACTTCTTCTGGCTATATTACAAAAGCTGGAGGAATTAAAGCAATCGATCTTGAAACTGACCTAGTTTCCACTTATGGCAATCAAACGGGCTTTTTGCCAGAAGACAGTGCCGTGGCTTACCGCGTTGTATGGGCCAAGACTGACGCCAATGACAATCTCATTCTTGGTGCTCCTTCCGAGAGATCTGAAGTATATAATCCCATCCTTTCTCTTATGCTACAAGATTTTGCAAGGCTTCTTGGTGCATTAGATGATATTGACCAATCTGGTAGCTTAATTAATGATGGCGATTATGTTTCTACGCTTCTTCTTGAGTCAGCAGCTAGCGCATCTGAATTAAAAGCTAATACCATCGCTCTTGCTACTAAAATTGATGAAGACATCTTGCTAGCAAATGATACAGGCACTGGCGCTCAATTGACGATTGATTCAGCCGCAATTGCTTCAGGAACATGCACTGTAACGTTTGATCCTTCTACTCCAAGTAGTTTTCTTAGTGCCGGAAGTGTTATATATCTTTCCGGATTTGTTGTTACTGGAACTGGCGATATTAACGGCCTTCAAACTGTTCTAGCCGTAGACGATTCGACCGATACAATAACATTTACTACAACAGCAACGGGAACTGTGGCAATTACTGGAGCCAAGATTGAAAGCGGTGAATATCGCAATATTATTGCCACTGGAACAACTGACTATCCTACTTCATTGGAAGACTTAGTTCTTTCTACGACTCCAACTTTTATTGAACAAAAAACTATTCAAGTTACAATTGAACGTATAATTTTACAACTTCAAGAAGAACCAACCGCAATTGTTGATGCGGCATTAGTTACTTCGTTCCTTGACCCGCTAGATATTACAACTACTTCAACGGTAAAGATCACAATTAACATTCCAAGCGATGTTACAGTTGATAACTTTTTTCAAATCTATCGTTCTAGTATCTCACAAGCCACAGGAACAACAGTATTGTTGGATCTTACTCCAAACGACGAAATGCAGCTTGTTTACGAGGCATACCCAACTTCAGCAGAGCTTACCGCTAAAGAAATTATTGTTGAAGATATCACTCCCGATGCATTTCGCGGAGCAAATCTTTACACAAACGAGGCCACTGGAGAAGGCGCATTAGCGGCTAACGATTCCCCTCCCTTTGCCAAAGACATTGGATTCTTTAAAAATAGCGTATTTTTTGCTAATACTAAAACAAAGCAGCGTAAGTTACTGTCAATGCTTGGCGTATCTTCTTTAATAGAAGACTACAATAACACAATAACGCCGAAGCTGACAATTAGCGATGGCACCGACACAACTACATATACGTTTGTCACAGGCCAACAAGAAATCACAACCGTTGAGACAGTTGCAGATTCTGCCGACTCTTTAAACGGTAAATACTTTACTTTTAATACTGCGTATGATAAAGTCGAATATTATGTTTGGTATAAAACATCTGGAGGCGCAGAGAGCGATCCTGCTCCAGCCGGTAAAACAGGAATTAAAGTATTAATTACAACAAACGATACAGCTGACACAGTTGCGTCCAAAACTTGCTATACCATTGCTCGGTATATCAATGACATTGAAGCATCTGTAGCAACAGATACTATCACTATTACTAACGTTGAAGCCGGTCCTGCGACAGACGCTCTAGCTAACACTAGCGGATTTACAGTTGTGGTTACTACACAAGGACGAGGAGAAGATGCCGCAACTAATCAAGTTCTTCTCTCTACTGTCGTTTCTCCGGCTATTGCGGTTGATGAAACGGCAAGATCACTAGTTCGTGTTATTAACAAGAACTCAGATTCTCCAATTTATGCTTATTATCTTTCTGGGGCACAATCTGTTCCTGGACAAATGTTATTTGAAAGCAAGAATTTGACCGATGACGAGTTCTATATTATCGTAAATAATGCGGCTGTTGGAGCATCCTTTACTCCAAACATCTCCCCAACCTTAACGATCTCAAGCATTGTTTTAGGCGGACCAACAGTTAACCTAATTACTACTTCATCAAACCACGGAATGACTGAAGCGGATCAAGTCATGATAACTAACACAACAACGACACCGGTTGTTGATGGGTTATATACTATTACCTATGTATCTCCAACAACATTTAGAATTAATACAACTATAACAGTGGGCGACGGTTCTGACGCAGGGGCTTGTTCTCCGGCAGTTGATACAGAGTCTTCTTCAAACGAAGAAGCCCCAAACCGAATTTATTATTCAAAACAAGATCAACCGGAATCGGTTCCAATAGTTAACTTTTTTGATGTTGGTGCTGGCGATAAAGCAATTCTTCGCATTCTTGCTTTACGAGATAGCCTGTTTGTATTTAAAGAAGACGGACTATTTCGGGTAAGCGGAGAAACTACTCCATTTACTCAAGCTTTATTTGATAACAGCTTTATTCTCCTTGCCCCAGATTCTTTAGATGTTTGTAATGGAGAAATATATGGCTGGACAACTCAAGGTATATCTAAACTTTCAGAAGGCGGAGCTACCCCAGCAATATCTCGCCCAATTGATACTCAGATATTGAAGCTTGCAAGCAGCCGATATACTAATTTTAAAACTGTCACATTTGGTCTTGGCTACGAGTCCGAGAATTCATATTTGGTTTGGACTTTAAGTGAAACAGATGATACGGTTGCGACGATTTGCTATCGCTATAATACCTTGACCAACACTTGGACAACATATGATATTTCCAATACATGCGGAACTATCAATAGTGTTGACGATAAAATGTATTTAGGCGCTGGCGATACTAACTACATGGAACAAGAGCGTAAGAACTTCGATAGAACAGACTTTACTGATCGAGAAAGCGAATTAAGTCTTGATTCAGGAAACTATCTAAATAACTTCTTAAAGTTTTCTGACGTTGATGGAATTTCTGTTGGAGATGTAATAACGCAAAATCAAACATTGACTATTTATAAATTTAATGCATTACTTGAAAAAATTGATACTGATATTAATCCTACTTCGACTGAGTATTTTGATTATCTCGAGGCCGTCGCTGGCGATAACATGCGAACAAAGCTAATTCTACTAGCACAAAAGTTAGATGCTGATGTTCGAGTTGCAAGCACTGACTACGAGGCTTCGATTGATTCGTATAGTGGAAGCATTACTTCGGTTTCAATTGCAAATCCGACAGTAGTTACAACTTCGGCTCCTCATGGACTACTGACTACTCGATATGTTACTCTTGCTGGGACTACTTCAACTCCGACTGTAGTCGGTTCATTTGGCGTAACTGTAACTGGAGCCAGCACTTTCACAGTGCCTGTGTCGGTAACTACTGGAGGAGCGGGTGGAACATTCGTTACTGACGATGATAGTTTCGAGGATCTTAAGGCTTGTTTTAATATCATTGTTGATAAGCTCAATAATGATAGCAGTCTTGATTTCACAAATTATAATGATATTGAAGACGATTCGCTCTTGGAAGCTGTCGTTTTGGAAGTAATTCCGGCAACAAATCGAGTGAAGTTAAATAATACTTTACCTTTTATTATTGGCCCAATGACACTATACAAATCTTTTGAATCTTCTATTCAGTACACTCCGCAAATTATGGGAGACCCAATGGGTCTTAAGCACATTTCAGAAGCTACCATAATGTTCGAAAATAGAAATTTTACTAAAGCAAAGCTTGGATTTTCTACCGACCTTTTGCCAGAACGCATTGATGTTCCATTTAGCGGAAGAAGCACTGGTCTTCTTGGACATAATCGTTTTGGCGGAGCGTTCTTTGGCGGAGGAGCCAATTCGTCTCCATTTAGAACATATGTTCCTCGTCAATGTCAAAGATGTCGATTTATTAATGTTCGTTTCTCGCATCAAGTTGCAAGAGAGCAGTATGCAATTTTTGGTATTACATTGACTGGTAACGTTTCTCAATCGTCTAGAGCATACAGAGGTTAGTTGTGAAGCTCCCAAGCGTTAGCCGTATAAACAAGAATGATTATCCGGAAGACAGTAAACAGCTGGTCGAAAAACTAGCTGATACTATTAATCCAAATACAGAGATGCTTTACGAATTGGCCAATAAAAAGACATCTCTTCGTGATAACATGCTCTGTACTGTTCGCGACTTTACTGTGTCAGTCGATGCCAACGGCGTGCCTCTGACACGCACTAGTGTCGCATTAGACACGCCAGGCAAGGTTGACGGGGTGTCAGTTATACGAGTAACTAACGCAACAAATGCTAATACTTATCCAAATAGTCAGCCGTATGTTGGTTTTACTCCACAAGCCTCTGCTATAAACATTGATGTCGTTAAAGGACTTAGTGTCGGTAGTCAGTGGACAATAAGAATTATTATTTGGCAAGCTTAATTTTAACAACTTAGTGTATGGGAACGACCGTTCTCTTATTATCGTTTATAGGGTAGGAATATGGCAACAAGCAATACTGCGAATAGACAAGGTTCTGGATTTGTAAATCTCCAGAAAGTTATTGGCGCTAACAAGTCCAATCAACTCGGTTCTGCCATTCAATCTGGCGTTGGAAACCGTGTCGGTCAGATTAAACAAGATTTAGGTAAAGTTCAAAATCAATTTCAAACTGGCCTCCAATCAAATAAAATTGGAACAGATCAAGATAAAAGCTTTGTAGACCAATCTCTAACAAAAGCACAAACTTCACCAAACGATATAAATGACCAAGACGTAAGCAAGTTTCAATCACTTCTTTCTGGTCAATATAAAGGTCCCACTGGTCTTCAAAATACTGGCGCAGTAGACGCTCAAGCGATGGAGCTTGGACAGTATGGTTCTAACATTGGTTCTGCTGCTGGCAGAACTAATCTTCTTCAGCGATATGCTGGAGGAAATAAATATTCACAAGGCCAACAACGTCTTGATAATCTTCTTCTCGGACAGACCGCTGGTTCGCAGCTTAAGGACGTTCGGAAGCAAGCAATGGGACTATCTGGCGATGTAAATCAAGCTAAGGCAATGGCCGCTGGTCAAGGACAACAGGCCAGAATGGAAGCTGCTGGATTCGGCAAAGGAATTACCGAAAGACTTGGAGTTATGGATGATCCAACTACCGAAGCGGACGAGTCTAAAGGTATTTATGGCGATTTCCAAAAAGCCATTGCTAAAAAGGCCGCTGACTATAATCAGCAACAAAAAGATGCCTATAGTTTATATGAAGGTCTTGGATCTAGACCAGATGACGCATATACTGAAACAGAACTTCAGCGCCTCGGTCTAACTGAAGGCACTAATCTTTATGATTTAAATCTTGGACAATATATTCCAAAGGCCCCATCAGAGCAAGCAGCTCAGCGAGTTGCTTCCGCTGAAGATTATGCTAAATATCAAGCTTTAAATCGCCTTGCTGGACGAGATAATACTTTCTTGTATGATCGCAACATGGCTGGAACCGCTGAACAAGTTGGCGGATTTGATAAAAACATGTTCGAATCCGACTTAGGTAAAAAACAAGCTGCTGTTGGAGAGGTACAAGGACGACTCGCTGGTTTGGAAAACGAACTTGCTTATAGAGAGCAGTGGTCAAAACAAACTTTAGCAAATAGTCCTGAAGCAATGAGTGCTTGGCAGAATGGCAACGTTGATCAAGCTGCTGCAATTTTGGCTTCACAACTTATGGCACAAAATGGCGGACAGCCTCCAACTGTTGAACAACAAGCGATTATCAATAAGATGAGAGAAGATGCTGGACCAATTCAACAATACAGAAACCAAATTTCTGGTGTTCGAAACGAATTAAACGCTTATAATCCAAATCGTCGTTTAGCAATATTACAAAATCAAGCTAAATCTCCAGACCAACAATACGCAATGCCAGTAGATCCAGTTCTTGGCGGCGGTAAAACTGTGAAGAACACAGGAGTATAAATGGACCCGTTAACAATTGGTGTAGTTGCCGCGCCTATAATCGGCGGAATTATTGGGAACTTAGCAGGGGGCAGTGATAGAAACGCTGCCAATAATGCTTATAATCAAGCTATCTCGGAACTCATGGCCATTGGGATGCCTCCTAATTTGGCCAAAGAAGTTGTTCTTAAAGAGTTTCAAAGCGCAGGTAAACTTACTCCTGAGATGGAACAAGAAGTTAATCTTGGTCCCTCAAAGGTTGAAGGAATAACAGAAGACCCTTCTACTCGCGAAGCTCAAGTTCAAGCATTACAACTTCTCCAGCAATCTGGACGAGGTATTTCTCCACAAGATCGCTTGAAGTTTAACGAGATGCGTCAGCAAGTACAACGGGACGCTGAAGCTAAACGTCAACAGATTCTACAAGAATATAAGCAACGCGGTATGGGCGGTTCTGGCGCAGAGCTAGCTGCTCAATTGTCACAAGCTCAAGCCGGAGCTAACCAATCTTCTATGGAAGGTGATCGCATCGCTGCCGCTAGTGCAGAGAATGCACTTAACGCCATTCGTGAATCAGGTAATCTTGGTGGACAAATTCGCGGCCAAGATTTTGATGTAGCAAGAACTAAAGCGTCTGCTGCTGATGAGTTTGCAAAGTTTAACGCACAAAACCAAGCGTCTAGACAAGCAAGAAATATCGGGTCTAGAAATGACGCACAATCGGCTAATTTAGCTAATGCTCAAGCTATTATGAATCAAAATACAGCACAAGCTAACCAAGAACGTTTGCGACAAAACGAAGCACAACGAACTTACTGGCAAGATCAAGCTCAAAGAGCACAAATGCGTGCTGGGGCTTATAATCAACAAGGTTCACAAGCTGATGCAAGAGCAGGAAGAACCGCTAACATGTGGGCCGGAGCCGGACAGGCAATCGGTTCCGGATTAGATTCTTATGCTAATCGAAGAGAGCAAAGGGCATCTACTGCCGCAATAACAGCAAACACAGCGGCTAGAATGGCTGGGCCGCAGGTGGCAGGAAACGTCAACGGTGCGCCAATTAATTCGTCTTACGAGTATCCAGAATATGGACAATACGGCAAGAAATACTAAGGTGGTAAAATGAGTGGTTGGTCTTTTTTAAAAGCAGCTAAAAAAGCAGCAGGACCTGGCGAAGACGCCGCACGTCTTGCTCGTGAAAATATGGAAGTTGCATCAGATCTTTTAAAACAAGATCGAGACTTGCGTTATCTTCAGGGACAATTTCAATCTGCAAATCCAGATATTGACGCAACTAAAGCGGTTTCTAGTGCATTTAATGATCCAATGAACGCAAGAAATTCGGCTGCGATATTTGAAGAAGCCGGAATGTTATCTCCTCAAGCAGAGGCAATTCCGACTTTACCAAGAGGAAGATTTGACGCAAACTCTTCTCCGGCTGAAATGTCAGCATTTAATCAACCAAGTGCCAGAAACTCGATGTCTGTATTTCAAGAAAATAACATGCTTGATACCGGTATTGTTCCTTTTCAAGAAAGAGGACTTGTTCCTTTAACTGAAAAAGGTTTAGTTCCTGTTGATATCAATATGGGAAGAACTTCAGCTCCTAGAGTGGGAGCTTTAGTAGATGATGCGCCACAACCAATGCGAGATGTTACTCCTCCTGGAGCTTCTGGTGGCGGTCGTGGTGGAGATATTCCTCCTGTTGCAGGAATCAGTGGAAGTTTTGATGACATTCCTATGGATGTTAAACAATCTTTCTTGGCCCGAAATAAGGGTAAGATTGGCGCTGCCGCATTAGGCGGTGCCGGACTTTTAGGTATTAGTGCTTTAATGGATGATGGCCAACAGGCACAACAAGCGGCTCCGGCTGTGGCTCCATCAAATGCGCAAAAATCTGCGGTCCCAGTAGAAACTCCCGCTTCTTCTGCAAAAGCTAGCGTTGGAATTAAAGGTCCTGTTGCTATGGGAGGCTCTGGTTTGCCTGGGTCCGCTCCACAACAAGATCCTTTGAAAGTTTTAGATTTTGGTCAAGGTTATAAAGATACAGCGGCTGCATTACAAGCCGAACAAGAAAGACGTAACGACTCCGTTTTAAGAAGTCAGCTTGGCAAGGCTGCTAGTCTTCTTGGTGCAAGTATTGCTGGTACTAAGCCTGTGGCTAATGAATTATTTGATGCAAATATGAAGGAAGCCGACGTTCGTTTACAACAACATAACGACCGTATGGCTAAAGAAAAGCTAGATCCAAACTCTCCGCTGTCAAAAGGCATGAGGGAGATGGCTAAGAATCTTCTTGGTATTGAAATTCGAGGGGACGCTTCAGCCGAAGAACTTATGAAGACAATGCCAATGCTTCAAGGCTATTACCAATCGGGTGAGAATCGACAAGCAAGAAAAGAAGCCGACGCACAAAGAAGTAAGGATCGGGCTGCGGCGCTTGAAGTTGCAAAGCTTCAAAGAGAAACCGCTAGTGAGACAAAGCGTTCAGAAAAGCTTGAAAGTTACACTAAAGAAATGCGAAAAGATTTGGTTTCTGGACCTCTTGCAAAACAATACGAAAGTGTTGTTAACGCAAAGACGGCTCTTTCTGATTTAGACGCATTTAGAAAAAACCCAACGGGCTATAGTGACTATGGAACTCTTATGCGAGCATTAAAAGTCTTGCAAGGTGACGCTTCCGTTGTTCGAGAGACAGAGATGAAGATGGGTAAAGCTGCCGGTTCATTGCCTCAGACTCTCCAAAACTACATTCAACAAATGGCCGATGGTCGTTCATTACAACCTAAACAACGTCAAGAGATTCTTGATACAATTAATCAAATGGATAATTCAGCGACTTCTTTATATTTACGAGCAGCTGAACCTTATTTAGAAAATGCAAGAGAGCTTGGCTTAAATACAAATTATATTCTTCCTGGTATCTTGCGCGATAGTGATAAAAAAGAAGCTTCAACACAAAAGACTTCGTCTTATCCAAAGCAAGTTCGTAATATGCAAACTGGAGCAATGGCAACAGTTTCTAATGCTCAAGAAGAAGCTGAAGCTAATTCTGAAGGATTTCGATAATGTCATGGCGAGATACTATTCAACCAATTGATTCGGCTCCGACCCAAGCCTCGTCTTGGCGCGACACTATTAAACCGATAGAAGAAGTGCCAAAATATTCATTTCTAGATGACATGAAAAGTGCAGCTTCCGGACTTGTGTCTGGAATTCCTAATATTCCAAGCAAGGGACTAAGTATGGCCCCTAAGGCTCCTGAACCGGATTATTCATTTGTTGACGATATGAGCATGGGCGCTGCTATTGCTGGAAATAGTATAATTGATAATACTCCGGCTTTAGGTCGAGGGGGCATTCAAAGCTTCTTAATGAACGGGGCTGACGAACTTGGTGGTCTTGGTATGAAGACACTTGATCTCGGACAAGCTGGACTTAATAAAATAGGTTTAACGGGTCCAAGTCCTTCGCAAGTCAATCAACAACTTCTAGATCAAGGATTCACTGGCGATCTTCGTACCGACATGTATCGTCAGGGTCAAGAGGAAACTGAAGCAGAATTTAAAGCTGCTGAACAGGAAAGTCCTTGGCTGTATGGTTTGGGACAACTTGGTGGCGCGGTAGCCTCTGGTATGATGACTGCTCCACTGCTTGCTGGCGCTGGCACGGCTATTGGTGCGTCTAAAGCTGGTTCTGCTGCAACACAAGCTCTTGGTCAAGCATTACCTGGAGCAGCTAAATATTTTTCTAGTGGTAAAACTCTTCCAAACGCATTGACTGCCGCAGGTAAAATGGCAGCAATAGCGGCACCAGAGGGCGCTGTATTCGGCGCTCTTGGATCTGAGAATAATTTAATTGGTGCAAGTCCTGAAGAAAGAGCTAATTTCCGTGGCGATATCATTGAAGGTACTGCAACGGGTTCATTGATTGGCGCGGGCATGGGTCTGGCTGGAGAGTTAGTTCCGGCTGCCGGTCGCGGCTTAATGAATTATTTTGATGACACAGTAGAAGATAGTAACGTTTTACGACAAGCGAAAGTTGCTTATAAAGAGGGCCAAGAGGGAATTAATTACGGCTCGACTAAGCAAGGCGAAGAGGGCCTCGAAGGCGTTTTTGATGCAACTGCTTCGCGAGAAAATAATGCCGCAGCAGATTTTTCTAATAGAATCCTAAAGGCAGATGAAGAACTTGGTAAAGCAGTAGGAAGATCTTTAGATTTGGCAACAGATGCCGGAGTAAAGGTTAAAATCAACAGTCAGATTAAACAATTGGCTAAAGATATTGATGCTTCAATTAACCAAAATCCTTTAATCTTTGGTAACGGAAAAGCGGTTAAGACATTTAAAAATCTTGATATCAATGCAATGAGTCCAAGAGACATGAAAAGCGCGATTAATGATATCGACGAGGCGCTTACTATCTTAAAAAGAGACAACCGAGCCGATGTCGGATTTATGGTTCGTGACATGATAAAGCTACAAAAAGCTTTAAGTGAAGAACTTAAAACGCAAATTCCTCAGTATGCTAAAGCCGCAAAACGGTTTGCGTCTATGCGAGAAGCTATTCCGGAAACAATTACTGCCGGAGGTTCTCCAAGTAAATTTAGACCAAATTCTAATATGCTTGGTAACATGAAAGAAGCAGATTCCAAACTTTTTGGATCAATGTATAAGTTAGTTGGAGAAGCAACTAGGGAAGGCGCTCACGAAGGAAGCGAGACATTTGCGGCATTAATAAAAAATAGTAAGTTGTTAGAAAAAGAAGAACTTGCAAGGATTTTGCGTAACGAGATTACGCCAGATCAAACTGTATTTAAAATGATGGGATTTGATGATGCGGCAAGTTTTATTAAAGCAGTTAAAAAAGAAGCAGATAAATCCGCTGCAATCCGTGGAGCACAGAAAACTGCTCTGATGGCAGAGGGAACTGACACAGTTTTACAGGGATTATCTAAAGGCGGATTAGCTAACGTTGGTCAAGGAGCTGTTCCAAAGACAGCTAACGCATTCGGTCGTTATTCAACTGGTATGAAAAAAGTCGGCAAGAGTTTATATTCAATGGGACCGCAACAATTAAACGAAGTTGCAGAAAAACTTATATCTAAACAATCAAGTTCTCAAATTGGACAAGCTTTACAAGATGCTATTACGAATAGCGATCAGGCCAAGAAGAACGCAATATTGTTTACGATAATGCAGAACCCGAACCTTCGCCTTGACCTTGTTGATCAAGTTCCTTCAGAAGATCAAGAAGCTCAATAATATCGTCTTCTGTAACCACATCCAAATCTTCATATTTCTCCAGGGTTAGATTCTTATTCAGCCCTGGATACATCTCAATCAAATTCTGAATGTCCCTATTACGGGCGTTATTGCGATCAAAAGCGTCTTTCTTATCAGACTTCTTCTTTAGAATATTCTTCTTCTTACGCTTGGATTTAAATCCGGTATGAAGCCATTCTTCAGTAAAATCATTTAACCACTGTTTTTCTTCTGGACTTAGCTTATCTAGATAATCATAATCTAATTGCTTTTGTCTATTCAGTAGGTTCTTCTTCGGGTTTAGTGCGGGGTATTTTGAAGCGGATTGTTTCATGCCAGTTTTTTTGGGCGTCTTTCCAGTCTTCGATGTCTTGCTCTTGTTGCTCACTTAGGGACTTCCTTATATGTTCTTTGTCAATGCCAAACCAATGGGCCGTGGCATCTAGTTTTTTTCTTTGAAAATTAATTGACAGAAAGCGTTTAAATGCCTTAGCGTCTAAAAACACATTCTTGTTTGTATCTCTGCACCATTCTTGAAACATGTAATAAAACACATACCAAGGCAAGTAGTAATGTCCTTGAATGATATTTTTATCAGACAAGAACTGAGACATCTTTTTTTGAAAATTAAGTGATTTATTTTTACGAATTGGTCGCTTTTCTAAAAGATCATAAAGCGATTTACCAATTTGCATTGTCGTAGTATTAAGTTTAAACCGACCAGATTCAAATGGCAAAAACTTACTAAGACGAATAGTACAGGTATGTTGACTAATCTTCTCTTCTGTTGTAAAAAGATTAAAAAGTCTGTGAAGAATAACCGGACTAATTGGGTTAGACCCTGCTTCTAAGCCGTATGTGGCTATGAAGCGCATGGTTTCTTCAGTATATTTATCAGAAGGCAACTCTTCCGGTAAGTCGCCGTCTAACTTCTCTAAAAGTTCTTCAACTGTTTGATTATGAAGACTTTTGTTCATAGATCAGAATTCCAAGCTGAGTGATAGTCCTGCTGATTGATCTCCCCATCCTTGTGCTCCGACAAAGAATGGGCCTAAGATGCGTCGCTCTACTTGAAAGCCGTAAACCGGAATGACATTAGTTAAGCTGGCTTTTGCCATAATACCAGCCTTCCATTGTGCCTTTTCAGAAACAACCGTGACATCTTTACGATTCTCGGCATCACGACGAGATGTTTCCTTAGATGTTTCGTCAATAGAGGTAGTGGTTTCTTTTGTTCCATCAGGTCGAACTACTTCTTTGATAACAGTCTTAACTTCGCGTTTAACAACTTCAACTTCTTTGATCACTTCAACTTCTTTAGTTACAACTTGAGGAGGCTGAACGTAACGTCCAACTGCGTATCCAACAAGTCCTAACAATAATGCGACAATAATCAGCGTCTTGGTATTCATACAACTCTACTTTAGTGAACAGCGTTCTACGCCAGTTCGACAAGATTCAATTTTATCTGCCATACGTTCAAATTTAACGTTTTTGATAGCAGGAAAGGTAACGGTCTTAATTGTTACATCGTTAAGTCTTGTACCAGTTACTTTATTTGTTTTTTTAGCTACTTCAAAAAGACGGGTAGAGCCGTTTGCTTCAATCCATTTTAACTTATTCATTTCTTCGCTAACAAAGAGTTTCAAATATTCAACTGGAACAACAAATCCGTGCGATACACCTCGGCCTACGCCAGCAAACGCCAAGCCGACCAATCGACCGTTGTCGTCAAAAACTCCGCTACCACTATTACCTGGAGCTATCATAATACTAGTCGCCATTGAGTTGTAAGACTTAATGATTGGCATTCCCCCAAACCAGAAACAGAACATTGGACTTTCTTCCATTTCTTCTGGAGAACATTTTTCAACTCCGGTAATCAGAGTGATCTCTAGATTTTTAGAGCTATATCCTTCTGTCACCATTGCCGGAAGAAGAAAAGGGTGTCCGGAAATACGGAGTTTAGAACCAAACTTCGGGGCTTCTTGTGCAAGGACGGTTTGATGTTTCAAGTTACCTACCACTTGAACCAAACAGATATCATGTACTTTTGATCGTTTAAATCTTTCAATTGGATATTCGCCAATAGAAGTGGTTACTAGTCCGCCAGTCTCCATTCCATCACAGACGTGAGAGTTGGTTAGAACTAGGCTGCTAGACTCGCCAGAACGAAAGATAACTCCAGACCCGCCACTTTCCTTAGCCTTGTCTGAAATCATCACAGTGACCGTCTGGAGATCTAATGGATTGGTTGGTCGATTAACTTCAGCGTGAGCTGAGACAGCGAGAAACATTGGTAAAATATACTTAAGCATGTCTTTCCTTTAGTAAGGGTTTATTATTCATCTATAATATCATAACTAATTGATTTGTCAAGCTTTTTCTTGTCTCTGTTCATTTTTCTTTCAGTATTTTCAACTAAAGTCTTGACAGAGTGACAAGAGGAACATACCACCTGATACCCTTCGGCCTTGCAAAATAGCCGATTTATAAACCCTTCCCAACCGTCCCAGCCGGTAACTGGAATTATAGGGTCCTTGTGATCTAATTGAATGTCTTTTTTGGAAAAAGTGCCTTGGCACGAAGCGCACTTATATATCCCTCTTGAGAGTCTAGCGTCGGTCATTGCCTGATTGCGAGGCGGCCATCTGTAACTAGCTCTCCTCAATGAAGCAATGATAAACGCTTTTAATATCTCTTCGTGGGATTTAACCTTCTTCGGTTTCTTCATAATTTCTTTGCTTTAGTTCTGAAAGCGCATGTGTCGCAGCTTTGGAAGTATCTACCAGCAACAACGTGTTCGATCAGCTTACCTTTTCCGCAAGCAGTACAGACTTCTTCGTAGTTCTCATGTTGCGTTGGGTCTTCTGGTTCATCTGGTATGTTCTCAAAGTTGTATTCACGTCTTTCGTAATGTTTAAGTTGTTTCTTTAGCTGCCGGATTTCACTCTTTAAACCCCGAATAACACCTAGGTAGTATTCGTTAGAGTTTTTTTCCCTCTTTTTAGGCATTTATTCCTCTGATTTAAGTTCGCCTTCAACAATCATATGATAAACGATTAAGTCTCCGTTTTGTTCTTTTTTAAGAACTTTAGTTTTCCAATCTAACCAATAAATTGAGTCAACTTCCTGTTTTAAATATTCATTAAAATATGATTCAACTTCTTGATTTGATTTCCATAAATTAGTTCCGTCGTGTGCTTCAAATTCATGCAAAATCATGTTCCACTGCTTCCATATCCGCCAGTGCCTCGTGCTGTATCAGATAATTCTTCAACAAATTTTCCATCATGTAGCAAGATTGGAACAATTACAAGTTGACCAATTCGATCTCCGACTTTATATTTTGTTAAATGTCTATTTACGTCTTTAAATCTAAAAGTAACAGAGCCACGGAAACCGGCATCGACTACTCCAACAGAATTGCCGAGCATTAAACCGGTTTTAGTGATACTTGATCTTGGAAATAAAAAGCCGACATAACCAGGAGGAATTTCTACAGCAACGCCTGTGTCGTATTCAATATAAGCATCTGTCACCTTTTCACTTACAGCAGTCATGTCCATGCCTGCATCAAAGGCATTAGCTCGTTTTGGAAGAACCGCTTCTGGATGTAATTTCTTGAATTTAATTGCCATCGTTAAATCCTGCCATTGAAGTTTGTGTGTCTACTTTAAAATCAAACGTATCAGTTAACCACGTTAGTCCATCATAGCTAATATTACCCTTACCGTCACGAACAATCCAACGACCCAACGCATCGCGCTCCACAGCCATTCCTGGACCAACAGCAACAATTGGAGCAACTTGTATCACTTTTGGTTCAGCCGGTTTAAAGCGATCATCTTGATGGGGATGATGATCTTTGATATCAATCATTATAGCAAGGTCTGCAATCGCATGATGAAGGTGATGAATTTTGGATTCTTTGTCAAAATCTTCACCGTCCAGAAATTGAGACATGTGACGCAATACTTTATCGGCCATAACAGTAAGAGGAAATCCGTCTTCTTTAAATGAGTATTTTCCGTGTTTTGTTTGTCCATATGTTAGTGCTTCTCCGCATCCCCACAAAGCTGATTTTGGTACTAATGATAGTTTTGGTTTGCCTTCGTCTCGCATATTATACCCTATATAATTCAATGGTGTAAAGTGTTATTTTTGTTTCGCCTAAGCAGAGAAGTATTGCTCCAATGCCGTCGTTGCTGATGCAGAGGTCGTATCCAACTACATCTCCTACAACGTAAGAGAAGTAAGGTCTAATCATGGTGACAGCTCGTTTAATTTAGCAAATTCTCCATGATGTTTCTTTGCTAATTCATTGTAATAAGTTGCTGCTTCTTTTGCCGTTTTAAATCCAGATTTTCTATACCTAATTCCTTTAACCATTAACTCGGCAGCATAACGGTTTTGTCTTGGATCGTAAGAAACACCTTTATATCCAGATCTATTATTCTTATTTTTTGGTCGGTTCATTCCGTTTGAACTTTTATCACTTAAACGTAAGTTGCTTTTTCTATTATCTAGAGGATTCATATTTATATGATCGACCAGTATATTTGGATCAGAGATATTTAATATCACTCTATGTAAATAGAGAAACTTCTTGTTATAGTAAGCAACTACTCTTTTGTAGTCTCCGGTTTTTAATAACCGCCATTTATGTAATTGTAAAACACTTTGGTCTTCTTTGTCAATTAAAATCTCTTCATTTTCAATAAAAACTTTCATTACTCGGTCCACTTAAGTTCTTTATTATAAGTCGGAATAATTTTATCTAATTCCTCGTCTTCGTCAGCAACATCAACTCGAACTAGACGAGAATCTCCAAGAATAAAATCCTTAGTTGATTCAAAAACAACTTGAGCAACAAAATTTGTGTTGATTGTCAAGCTATGAGCGAAGCCATCAATCCCAGAGAGACTCGGAGCAATATAGACTTCTACGCCGTCGTCAGTGATAAAATGAGCAAATACATGAACGTGGCCGAGAATCAAAAGTTTAATTGGTTCGCGTTTCTGTGCAATTTCTCCGGCATTAAAATCTTTAATTGCGCTGCTAAGAGCTTTAACGTTAATTGTCTTTCCTGGATTACCTAGTGCTGAAGAAAAGACGTGATCGCCGTGAGCATACATCGCTCTGCCGCCAGGTAGATCAATAAATCCATAAGGAGTTTTTGGGAAGTTAAACTTGATTTGAGGACTTTTTCTAAAGGCAACGCTTAGGCCGTAATATACCATGTTTTCATAGCTATCATAAACTTCAGAAACTGCGCGTTTACCGTGATTTTTATGTACCCCTCGCGAGTGATTCCCTGGGATTCCATGAACAATAACTTCTTTGTATGATTGAGATAAAAATGCGATGGCGTGAGTCAAGATTTGTAACAACGCATTCTGTTGATGAACAAGAAGATGAATACCTTTTGTTTCTAATCCGTGAATTATCCCCGCAGTTAAATCTCCGTTCAAAACTAAATGGAGGCGAGTAACTTCGTGTCTATGTCGAATTTTATAATCAGCCACTTCTTTTGCAAAGTAAGCAAATCTTCGACCTGCCTCTTTAAAATCAAACCCGTTAAGTCCGTTTAACTCTTCTTGATCAATAATTGCGCCAACGTGAGTGTCATTTAATACTGCAACAACTTCTCTTTTTTGTTTGATTGTTTTTGCTTGCGGCTTATATTGCTTAAGTTTTGGAACAGTTGGGGGATTGTTTCGAACAATATCCATTAGGCGATCTTCAAATGATTGTTTTTCGCCAAGTTTGCGTTCTAGATCATTGATGTATTTTGATTGAGCTTTAATATCTCTAATAGCTCCAAGATTTTTGTCCTCAATAGGGAAATTCGCCTTAATAATTGAAGACAACCCGCCAAACTTTCTAAGTTCCCATTCTGTTACATCAGAATCAGATAGTAACATCGTCTTTGTTACTTTATCTGGAAGTACATCATTGTTTTTTGCGACCGTTTTAATCTTATTAACTATTGTTTTTAATTCTTTATTCATCTTAGCCTTTCTTAAGCCAACCAATGCAGTATATCATAAGTATTTGAAATGTCAAGAGATTTCTTCCCAACCACCATCATTGAGCAATTCTTCTTCGGAATAACCCATGCCAGCAGGCCCTCCATCCCAAATCGAGTAGTCAAAATCAATTGGGATAGAAAAATTTACCAAACAAATTCTATATGTTAACTCATAATTTTTATTGGTAAAAGTGCTATTTTTAAAGATCTTCATGTTATCTCATCAATCAAATTTAAATCCAAAGCTTGTTCAGGCGTTAAAATAGTATCAAACTTTAATAATTCCTTAACCTGACGCTTGGTATATTTAGGCTGTTTTACCTGGATCTTTCTCAAGATAATGTCCTCAAATATCAGCTCGTCCTTTTCGTGTTGTTCCATCCAGCGTTTATTGATTTCTGGATGGTTCATCTCTAAGCCCATTTGACCAGTATGAAGCATCATTCTTGAGTTTTTGGACATGACTCTGTGATCGGCAGCTTGCAGTATCCAAGCAGCAATACTCATTACCGCGCCATAAGCTTTAATCGTCACATGGTTCTTACATTCGGTAATGGCGTCATAGATGGCCATGCCAGATCCCTGATCGCCTCCTAGCGAGTTTAAAAGGATTGTAATGGGCTTTCCTTCGGCTTGTGAAGAATGGTCTAGGACATGTAATGCCTTAATGACTTTAGCCGCAAGCTCTGCTGTCACTTCTTCGTGCATAATGTCAATAGTTCTTGTTGGCACATAGATACCATGATCATAAAATTGGTCAACAAAGTCTTTATCGCTGCGTTTCATCGATGCCTTTTTTCTCTAGAACTTTTGTATGACGAATAAGATGCGAGTTTAAAACCATCTGGGCATCATACAAGTCTTCTAGTAGTTTTAATACAAATATAAAGTTTCTGTGAGGAATAAGTATTTTGTAACATTGATCAAGAGCTATCATTGCCGCTTTAATCTGTGGAACATATTTTTTAGCTTTTTGATAAGCAAGGAAGTCAACGGATTTAACGTTGGTGTCAATTTCTGTCGGTTTAGATTTAAACGGATTAAAGAAGCTCATAATTCAATCCAGCTATCTGGCCCAAGCTTGCCGTGCCTATAGTGATCAAGGTTTATTTTATCTAGACTATCACCAAAATATAAATCAAATTTTTTAAATCGGATTCTATAACTAATTAGCATGGCGTTAGGTCTGTAAAATTTTTGTTTATAAATTATCATAATTTTATTTCTTTAATCCAAGGATAATTGTCCAGATTATTTAATACACTAAGATGCGGATCACTTTCCCAAAAAATAATTATAACTTTTTTATCTAATTCTAGTAGATAACGAAAAGAAACGTCGTTGTCTTTAAAAAGTTTCATAATTTAATTTCTTTAACTATCTTTGTTAAATGAACTATTTCCGCAGAAACCCCTGCCCAATGACTTAAACAAGTTAATTCAATAACTAATTTATCAAGTGTTAGGATATATCTGTCTTGTAAGCCAGAAACTTTATAAAGAAACAATCTCAATGGAACTCCGTATTATGCTTTTGAAGATAATAGGCGTCGCTAATCCATTTTAGAGCAACTCTGGTTAAAGATCCGGTTGATTTTTCGATTACAGGCTTAACTACAATACCCTCTCGAACACAACCAAAATCCTCTCCGTCTCGAAGCAGCGAAATCTTTTCTTTATCCCAAGGACCCACATAAAGCTCTGGGACTGTTTCTAATCCCATAGATTGAGCTTCTTCTTTAAAGTCACTGTGATTTAAATAACTTTGATCATCATTAAACATGATATCAAATATATAAAGTTTATGTTCATCTTTCCCGCACCCATACGGATAGTTTTTCTGAATACCGTCGCCAACAATTTCACCGTAAATAGTGTAACCGTCTTGAATTTTATCTTTTAAATCATATTGATTTACTATTTTAGTGTAAACGTCGCCAAAATTTACACCTTGACTTGGAATGTTTACGCCTGGATGTTTCTTTCCTGGCTTGCTAGAGATTTCAACCGTTCTGCTTCCCCAAACAAACTCATATTGGGGCAACAAACCAAAATATTTTTTAATTTTTTTCCAAGGGGTATTAGCAACAGTTCGGACCCATCCAGCGCGAAAGTTAGTTCCGTGAAGTTTGGCACTAACATAAACTAGTTCGCCGTCTTGAAAGGATCGGTCATAGTTTTTAAAATGTTCGAGCTTTGAGTATTCTTTAAAGTCCGGATGTTTTTTCTTAGTTGAAACTGCTTTAACTCGCATTGCATTTGGTAGTTCAGCTTCTGGTTGTTCGTATTTTGAAATGCCCAATACACCAGATAAGTCGGTCTCGACTTCAGCGGTAATTCCGAGAACTTCAGGCTTCACTGCCATACCTTGACTAATCTGGCCACGAAGTTTAATAGAGCGCACTCGATGTTTAGTTAGCTTGACCTTTGAATCTGAACCAAAGATTTTATCTTCCAGATCTTGGGTTAAAATGCTGTCTACGGGAATATAGACAACTAGTTCTCCTTGAGCAAAATCATCTTTTTTTACTACAACGTCCCAGTCATAAATTTTGACAATATCAAGTGCGTCAGCGTTTGGGTGCGTTTTAACTTCTCGAATTACTGTCAATGGAACTTTAAATGTGCTCATTCGAATATCCAATTGTATGTTTCTAAACTTCTAATAAATTTAGATTTACTGTTAAAAAACTTAGGAATACCAATACAACTCTTATACAAAAACCCAACACAAAGGATTAAGTCGGCGTCTTGAGGCTTTTTTGGTTCAGCGTAAGCATAGCCGTTCTTCATAAAAGAGTATTTGCCCAAAGTCTGTCCTTGTCCAATAACAATACTTCTTTTTTTGCCCATTGTCAAGCATTTTTTAAGATCATCTATAACTTTTTCGTTTTTAAGCTTTAATCCAGAATAAAAAACAAGATTATGACGACCAAAAAGATTGTTATCATATATTACCATGTGACCAAAAACGCGATTTGTCACTTTATGGGGTATTTTCTTTTCAACCAACATTCGATTTACTGACTCTAGCTTTGGAACCGAAATTACAAAGGGATCTAGAGCGTGACGCGAACAAAGGTCAAGATAATAGTCAATATCCGTTGTGGTGTTATCACAAAATATAAAGGCTTTAACCTTGACCTCAGACATTTTTACTTCTTTTTCTTTGATTTTTTCTCTGGACCTTGGACGGGTTTCTTTTCAAATGTAACAAGTTGCGAAGACAGACGAATTTCTTGTTGCATCAATCGAGGATAGCCAATATGATCGACAAGCCCAAGTTTTAGTGCGTCTTCTGGAGTAAGATAAAGGTCGCCATTTGAACGGGACTTCATTTTTGTTTCCCAGAATGCCGGAGTTTTATTTGTGTCTTCTGCAAAGTTTCCAATAACAAATTTATTCATTCTGGCAGTCTCTTCAATAGAAATTTGCATATCGTTAAGTTTGCCCACTGTGCCGCTCGATACTTCATGCAGCATTACAGACGTGCTAGGCGAAGCAAATCGCAGACCTTTCGATCCGGCTGCTAGCAAGAATGCGCCAGCTGACATGGCTTTACCGTAAGCAATAGTAGCAACTTGTTTATTAGAAGACTTAATTAGATCTCGCATGGCCATCATATTGTGAGCAGACCCGCCATAAGAACTAATCACGATTTGAATAGTTCCAACTTCTGGATTCTGTTCTGCATCAATAAATCGCTTAGTAAAATCTTTAAGTCCACTATCACTAAAACTACTAACCCAGATTGGTCCTGTTTCAGATAGTTCCAATCCCTCGATCTGTGGCATCATCATTGTCTTCATTTAGAAGTTTTTCCTTGCATTGTTGAATTTTCTTTTCTGTTACTTTTTTATCTGTAATCACGCAGTTAGCAAAGTCTGCGTGACAAATCTCTTGATCTGCACTATTTAAGCAAAATGCGAAAATAATATCAATCAACATTACTTAATGATTTCGTCAAAAGTGATATTGAATTGCTTCTTGCTTTCGATTTCAGCAATCTTAGCTTTTCCTTCTTCTGTATCTGGCGGAAAAAACTTGCCATTGACAACATAAACTTTATTGTTTTCTTTTCCAGGAAGAGTACAGCGAATTGCCGGACCGTTAGGGTTGTGCAAAAATTTATAAAACTCGTACTTTTTAGCTAGAGTTTCCATGTCATGTTCTGACGGGTTCGAACATTTTGTGTTGAAATCCGAAGAACATGTTACTTCAAATTGACCATTTTTATCTTGAAAAGTTACTGTAGAATTTACCATACTATCTCCTATTTTAATTGTTCCATTTTAAAAGTTAAACCAATGTCTTTGTAAGGATGATCGACTTGTCCTCCATCAGAGATGATGAAGATAATTCGATTTGACAACTTAATGTCTTCTTTTGAATAATACCCATCAGTAAAAATGATGGATAGGTTAGGGTTATTCTTTTTGATATGATCAAATACCTCCCTTGGGTCTGTACCTCCTGATTCGATTTCACTTTCTTTAAATAAGGAACCTTTTTTATATTTCTTAAAGGAATATAAACTGGTATGCCATAGACCAAGATTGCATTTCTTCATCTGTCCTTCGCCAAGAAGCGCATTAATCATCTTGATTGACTGATTAATTTCATTATATGTAAAAGACCCGCTTGTGTCCATATACATGTTCATAAAAGGCATACGGTCAGTTGTGTTGCCTGGAGCATACTCCGCATACCGTTTATTTGGACGAACCCATGTGCTCACTCTATCAGGACTAGTCATATTCTTCTTTACTGCATACTTAAAGATTGCCTTATAGTTAAGCTTCTTAAGCTGCATGTCAATTTCAGAAATAAAATCCTTAATAGATCCAGGAATCAGACTGTGGTCTTTAAACGTTTTGTCAATGGCTCTTTCTGCCATTTTCTTTGCTTCGTTTAGAAGCTGACGTTTTTCTTCTTCAGTCAATTCTTCCCAATCGTGTTTATCAAAGGGCTTATATTTCTTAAACTGATCATGATTAATGCTAGAACCTTTACCTTGTCCTTTGCCAGAGTTTCCTTCCCCGTCCTGTTCCTGGGGAGGATTTGTTGTTTGTTTTAACAAATCAAAATATGTCTCCGTTGTGCTAAATACCGGAAAAGGAGTTCCGTCTTTTTGTTTCCAATCTTTAACGTTAACGCACTTTCCTGGACATTTTGTATTCTTGCAAGGAACTTTTTGTGCTGGATCACATTGATCACATCCATCAGGAAGATTCTTGATGTATTGATTAATCGCCATGTCAGCGGCAATATTCTTAAGAGTATGCTCTTTTTCATTTCCCAACCGCTCAAATCGAAACAAATGACCTTTTTCAAAGTGCATAAGCTCGTGCAAAAATACAGCGACCCGTTGTTCCGGTTCGAGAATATTAAAAAACTTGGGACTAGCTACAATATTAAACTTCATTGTTTTTTTATCGTAGTAAATCCCAGCCGTTGGCACTTCCTCGGTCATTCGGATGTGCATTTCCTGAACAAGATGCCCGATAAAAGCATGTTGCTTGATCATGTCTCGAATTGTACGCTGAAGAAGTGGATTACTCATTAATCTTCCTTTTTTGCAAGGATGTTGTGGAAATATTCTTTAACTCTACCAGTAACAATTCGTTTTGTCAACTCATTTGTTTTGTCGCCGCGTTTTCCTTCCAATTTATACAAAAGGTCTGGTCCTTGATCGGCAGGGAGGACCAATAGAACTTCTTCCAAAAGCTCGTCGTCAATTGTTCCGTCCTGAACGATATCCTGAACTGTTAAGGAAACGCTACCCGCTTTGTACTCTTCGTTACTGCAAAGCTGCTTTAGGCGATCTAGCGACTTTTTACGGCTACGCTTGTCTTTTAGTTCTTTAAAGAGAACTGGACGGTCGTCATGTTTAAATTGATAGAAAGAAGCGCCTTGCAATTGACCAAGGGTATTTGAATATACCATCAGCTCAAAGCCTGTGCCATATTCCTCAATGCCAGCTTTGATTGCCGTATCAAGCTTCTCGATTGAACGAGGAGAAAGGTATTTGTCTCCAGCCGAATCAGAGATGTTTTCTGGGCGGCGGTATTTAAAGATACCTTGCTCAACCCAGTTTACGATAGCCGGATGATAGTCACGACTGCGCATAAATTCGACGTGCTCTGCCTTGTCGTATTCAACGTTAAAGAATTCGAAGCGGTCCTTAAGGGCGCTATCCATTGTATTAACGTCGTTTTGTTCGTCTTCTGGATTGATGGCTGCAACGATTAAAACCTCGTCTGGGAGCTTGTGGGAGCCAATAGTGCGGTCTGTAAGAAGTTGCATAAACGCATTCATAACAGACTGAGTGCCACGGTTAACTTCGTCGATAAATACGACGTGTTTACCTTCATCTGGCCACATGTCAGGAGTTGCGTTAACTGTTTTTTCTTTGCCGTTTTTAACGACTACACGAGGAAAGCCAATTAGATCTGGTGCTTCTCGGAGAGCGGCACGAATGTCGATAAGGCCGTAACCATTTTTCTTTGCCCAGTCCTGTACGATGGCAGATTTGCCTAGTCCTGGCGGGGACACAAATAGGGGATTAAATACTCGGTTCTGTGAACGAGCTTGTTTAGCGAGGTCCATAACTTTATAAATATCTGATGGCTTCATCTATTCTCCTTTGGCATTGTGCCTTTTTGGAGTATAAACTAAGATTTTTAAAAAGTCAAGAGATATGTTACTTGTCTACACAAAATAAAATCGGGTTATTTCCGTACATATCGTGGAAATATAATTCCCATTTTAATATTCCGTTTTCATATTCACAAATAGAAATACTGTGTCCGTAGTTATAAAACTCAATAGTTCTCATAGCTTATAGACCAAAAGATACGGTCCATATATGCTGTTTTTAGGAAACACAATTTCCCACTCAATAAAACCTCGAGAATTTAATTGCACTAAATAGCTACCAAATTTGTCGTATTTTATTTCAATCATTTGATATCCTTAAGCTTTTCTTGATTTTTCTTCAAAGAATAATTGATAAAACGAGACTTTGTATCAATTACATTGTCAAAGATCTTGGACGAGTCGTGCAGTCGTTTAAGTAACTTGGTTTCGTCATAATCACCATCAAAGTTCTCAACTAGACACAGTTCCTTGTCTTTTTTGTAGAAAACATAGACCTTATCGCCCTCAGTATATTCAGATCCTTCAATTGCTCGACGCAGCTTTGCTTCGTTTTCTCGATCAGAAGTAAGTACCTTTTCGCTTATAGTTTTCTTGGATGACCAGCGTTTTAAGTCTGTTACAGCCAAGGCCTCTTTAATATATTTCTCGTATATTTCTTGGAAGTTTGTTTGGTCATTTAAAATGGCATCAATAATTTCAGAATGAAAGTCTTTAATCGCTCTTTCAGTTTTGCTAGATTTTAATGCGCTTCCTTTAATTGAACGTTTTCCGTTGTTATACAAAACATAATTTTTAGCTTTGAACGCGATACACTTATCGTGAACCCCGTCATTACCGCCATCCTGCTCCCATTCCATAAACTCCGGAGAGATGCTGCACAGCTCTTTGTGTAGAGCAATCTTCTCTTCTTCCGAAAAAGGGGATAGGTCTGGCTTACAAAAAGAAATCGAATCGGTATCTGTTGGTCCAATTAAAAAATTATGAGACGGAATATTTAGTGGAATAGGCTCGCCGATACTTAGTATTCCACTGGCTTCCTCGTCTTTTCCAACAATATCAAAAAACTTCTGTAGCCAGTAATCCTTCCCTTGGCCAGATGCCCAGCGCAATCCAAGGTCGATAACTTTTCTGGTTTCTTCTGTAATCTTAGCTGCAATCTTTGGCGAGTTAAAGTTAAGGCCGGAAGTGTTAGTTACTCCGTAGCTCGAATTAATGAAGATTTTATTCGAGGCGTCAAGTTGTTTGTAATATACATCGCCGGTTTCCTTAAACTTCTTTTTCATGTCAAATCTTCGATTAGCAAAATAATTTACCATATGATAGAAATGGGCCTTTGGATCTTTCTTTTCGTCATATAATTTGAATCGTAAAATTTGAGAAGGATAGGCTGATTTTAAATCTTCCTTGTATAGATTTTTATATATACCAGGAACAGCAAAGGAAATACCTCCCTCAATGTGCATTCCAGTAAGATCTGTTTTCTCTGGAATAGAGTGCATGTCTTGCAGGTAAGACGCAACAAGCATTGAGTTAATTTGTGCTCCAGTTGCTGATAGCATCATATCACTAAATGTTTTTGGAATAGATTGATTTGTGAAAAAGCTAGCCGGAACCATTAAGTCAAATAGAGCTAATGCGTCATCGCTATCATCTTTGCAATATTCTTTAATCTTTTCCCATTCTTCGGGAATGAGGTAATTGTCACGAATTGTCGCAGCGTCGTAAAACGTTCGATCTTTCTTTTGTAATCCCTCTTGTTCGATAATTGCTTTTAATCCGTATGTCTCATACTTTTTATCAACAGAGTCATAGCGCATAGCGAGCATATATGTGTCACAAATTTCTCTGCCAAATATACGGAAGCGATTTACTTCCATGCTTCGAGATCCGTCAACTCGAAAGTCAACCTGTCTAGGCGAAAGATAGATTTCGCTACCATCTCGACCTAATGTAAGATAAGTCCCGTCTCTACGACAAGAATCGTACAGATACTTTAAGTCGAAATTGAGAATATTGTGTCCGACAATAATACTCGGATTAACTTCTCTGACCCAAGCTGCCCAAGCTTCAGCCATTTGACCGCAAGAATCAAAATCTGTAAATTCAAATGTTTTTTTGATAATTTGATTATTTTTTCTTAGTGTATTCGAAATAATTAATACTTTAGATTTGGAGCCGACTTTCAGTGAAGTTGTCTCTAAGTCAAAAGAAAGAATTGAAACTTCTTGTGGCTTCATTCCTTTAAAGTAACGATAGCCGTCTTTAACCATCAATGCTTCTTGTTGGTTATAAATAGAATAAATGTCATGATGTCGCCAGATATGACGAGCTTTGGTGAATTCTTGTTTATCCGTAAACTGGATGCCGTACCGATAATGGAGAGAACCTTTTAGTTCCACAAACTTATTCGTAATCTTTTTATTGGACAAAATCCAATAACGATTTGAGACAATTTTTTCTGTAACAATTCCGTCTTTCTCAATAAACAAAACGGCCTTGTCGTCTTCTACTTCAATAGAAACAATGTTATCAGTTTTATCTTTTCCGTAAATTAAATGATCAAGGTTTAAATTGCTCATATATTCCCGTTGCAGTATGATTGCTTAAGTACAAGAGTGCATACTCTGGCAAAGCAATAAAAGTTCCACTCATTCCATCGTCTTCAACCGAAATACAAAGCCTAATATGGCCCTGCATTACGGAAGATTGGGCTCTAAATTTATACATGTTACCAGCTTCGAATTTAATTGAAGCCTTCTTCGTCCATAGGGACTTCCATTTCATTTAGTAGCTTCTCCTTCCAAGTGGAAGATTTTATAATTCGAATGGAGTAGACCGATGTGCGTTTAATAGCAGTCGATACTTCTTCCCCTGTTTCGCCTAAGTAATAATAGTCTTCGTCAACATCTAGAAGATAAGCACTTAGTGTCCCAACTGCTTCTGCTTCGCCAAGTTTAAATTGAGTAATAACTTCTACTAGTTCTCCAATGAATGCCGAATAAAAGGTTTCACTTGTTTTTGTCTTGATGCTTTGGGTTTTATCCGACATCACGACCATCCATCGCCTTTACCTTCTTCGTTGGCTTTGGCGCGTTTCTTTTCATTGATAAGTTCGTTCATGTATTCTTTTTCTTCATCGGTTAAGCTCCAGATTTCTCCGCGCTTACCGTCCCATCCAAATTGAAACTTGCCTAGTTCTCCAAGATCATTTTTAAGAATAGCCATCTCAAGAAATTTATCGGCTGCGGCAGTTTCTGGATTAAAAAATGGTCTCCAAATTGAAACAATGGATCTGAAACTCTGACTCATGAACGAAGAACCCTTGATGGCCGAGTAGGTCAGCAGTGGCGTATCGGCTCCTCCACTGATAGAGAACTTGTTTGGTTGAACCAAGGTGATTAAACAAATATTCAAATCATTTACTAGATCCTGAAGCTTTCCTGCAACTTCTTTAGAAGCAGCTGTTTCATCAGACTTATCGGCATTTACTCGTTCAAAGTAGTCAAGCATTACAAGTTTAACTTTTTGGCCTGTTGCAATTTCAACTTGCTTAATATAATCTCGAATGTCGTCCACTGTTGGACAAGATCGGTCGTAGAAGTAAACATTTTTGTATTCTTCTTTGACTTTAGTAAAAATAGCTTTTGCTTTGTCAGTTTTGATAGCTTCGTATAGGTCTTTTCGACTTAGCCCAGAAACTCGATATAACAATTTCTCAAAGATACGATTTCTGCGCATATCTAAAGAAGCAAATACCGAGATTACTCCGGCATCGGACGTGTTCTTTAAGATCTTTAGTGCCATTGCTGATTTTCCTGAAGAAGGAGCACCAATGATACCAAGGTTCATTCCAATTGTCAATGGTAATACTTCATCTAACTCTTGAATTCCAGTTAAAATTGTATTCTTCTCAATGTTTTTAACGTAATCAATAAACTCGTCTTCAATATCGTGAAGCTGAATAACTTTTGTCTCTTCTTTGCCAGTAAAACCCATTCGATCACAATAGCTTCTTAGCCATGCGTTCTTTTCAATAGAGTATTGTCCGCCATTCCAACTAGAACTGAAAACCGAATCAAGGGTGTGCTCAACTTCTTCCTGATTTTCGTCTTGCTTTGTTACTGCTGCATATTTTTGGTCAAATGTCTTAAGAAAGCTTTCTGTAATATCTCGGTTATATCCAAGACCGCGACAAGTGGCGGCGACAACCATCATGGCAGCATGGCGCTCTCCAGATTTAAGTCCTTCAGCATTAAGAATTGCCCACTTGTAATCTTTCCAGTGACGTGGAGCAAGTCCAGTATCTGAAACAGGCTTTACAATCTTTGGTTCTGGAGTTGGAGCTTTAAATAATTCTGGATTTAATTTGACTGGTTTAGAGATTTTAACTGAAGTTGACAATACGGATGATGCCAGCTTTTTAATCTTCTCAACGTCAAGAGTCTGAAGCTGGGTATAAGAAAGTTTTACTTTATAGAGTTTGCTTTCTGGATGCCTTGTGTTTGGAACACGAAGGATACGAGAAGCGTTATATAACGATGGGTCCAGCGTTGGTAGTCCTTTGCCGAACGTGGTCATAGCAAGGCGTTGGTGCATTTCTGGAGTAATTAGTTGGTCAAGCTTAACCATTACAGTAAAACCCTTTTTGCCCGACCAGTAGATGTCAATATCATCTGGATCAACTGCATGGGTTTTCAATCTTTCGATAACAGCAATAGAATCTTTTCTTGCTTGCTCTGGATTCTGAAGGGAGTCAAAGTCAAATGCCAATCTGTCAGTTACGACATTAGTAATTCCCTTAACTGTACCAGATGTGCTAAATTTAGCATAGTGGTTTTCGTCATAAAGATATACAGAAGAATACTGGTCATCTTCAGAAGCAAACCCGTCCGATAGCGTATTCTCGTATTCCTCTTTTGGAATCAAATTTCCTTTATCATTAAGACCATTTGTCACTCTAACATAGAACTGCATCATAGTGCTCCAAATTTAGTTAAAAGAAGGCCCTGCGGCGAACCACAGGGCCGTTCATAGAGGGATAGGAGGGAGAATATAGATTATGTTTCGATTGTTACAAATAGTTCGCCAAGAATGTAGTCAGGGATCTTTTCTACATAAGAGCGAGCTTTCATATAAGACTCTTCGTCTTTAAATTTGCCTTCTTCATTACGTTTGTCGATTTCAGCAAGTTGTTCTTTTTTGGATTTAATGTTCAGGTAATCGCCAGACTTAAGTGTCAGGTTATGATCGCCAAATACATGCAAAACTTTGCGTCCATCTTTTGTGTTCTTAATGCTACCGATTTTAACTGTTTTCTTCATTTACCTTTTCCTTTTGTTTAATTGCTTCCTCTGCCTTTTTCATCTCTGCCGCAAGAATCATAAGACTCTTGTTTAATGTCATTTCACTGAAGATATAAGCAGCTTGCTTTTCTTCTGGGGTTTTTGGTAAATCGCCTGGATCTACCAATGGGAACGCTGCCACATTCATCACAAAACGTCGAAGCTGTTTAGCTGACATTTTTGTCAAAAGAAGCTTTAGGTGTGGCTTCTCTTTTTTAAAGAACGCTGCGGCGATATCTTCAGGATTTCCAATTGAACCTGGTGTTACATCAGGACGTTGTGTATCATTGCCATCCGTCATTCGTTGACTCTTCTTTCTTTGCTGGCATTGCAGGTACTGCTGCTTTAAATCCAGACTTAACTACTTTTGGTTTTTCTTCTTGTTGCGGTTTTGTTGAGCCAATCTCTGGTGTTTCAAGATCTGCCTCGGCCATGTCTTGGGTTGGCACACTGAAAGTCTGGATTAGTGCGTATTTCAATGCGGCACTTAAAGCCTTGTTTGTCGCTTTATCGCCAGAGTCAAGACCTTCTGCTGGAATTGGTCCAACAGTCACTTTACTGCCGTCTTCCGCAAAGAAGTCATACTCCATCATGATCGCGACGTGCTTATCAACGCCATTCTTGCCAGAAGAACGAGTAACCTCTTTAAGTTCCTGATCAAAGCGAACAGATCGTGGAGTGATAAATACTCCATGTTTAACTAGGCATGGGTACAGCGCATTGATCATATCATCAATGCCACGAAACTTAAATCCTTGTGCTGCATTCTTTTGATCTTTACCAACAAACCCGATATCACGCATGACATCGTTCATTTTCTTATAAATCAAATTACTCATTAGAATAGCTCCTGTGCTACTAAAATTTTGAATCGCTCAATTGCAAGCGATTTATCTCGTTCTCTAAATAATACATCTGGTGGCGATGTTTCACCGCTACCAAGGTCGTAAGCGATTTGTACCACAACCCAGTCGCCAGTTAGTGGGTCCTTTGCTACAGAAAGACCTTTGTCGTTCTTTTCTACTAAATTTACCGAATTACCGTCTACGTCTGCTACTTTTTTTGGTCGTGCCATCTTTATCTCCATTTTTTATATAATACCATAACTATGCGAAATGTCAAGTTAAATCGAAGTCCAGTCATCTTTTTTTGGTTTATGTTTAATTCTATCTTCCATTTCGTGCTTACTTGCTGTTGCTATGGCTCGTTCTGCCTGTTCTAATCTATCAAAAAATTGAGCCCGAAAATTAAAATCGCCTTTTGATAAAAAGATCTGCGGAGAATCATACCAAGCATCTTTCCAGAATAACCTAATGCCAAGAAACTTAATTGCACATTGAATCTTATATTTATCTAATTTCTTGCTATATAAAATTCGATACTGTCTCATGAAATTATCTTCCACTTATTTTTTTCAAGTTTATTTCTTAAGTCTTCAATATTAGCAGCTTTAATGTCTGCTTTTTCAAAAAGTTCTCTTGCCAGCATCGCGTCTTCAAGTGAGTCAAAATATAGATTACCATACATATTTGAGCCAACATTTCTGTATTCTTTAGTAATTGATCCAAAATATCTAACATCAAACCACAGAGTAAAAAAGAAAATGATAGATTTCTCTTGAATCTTATATTTATCAACTTCTTCGTGTTTAACAATTCGATAATTTGACATTAGTTAATTCTCACTTTGTAACAGTGTTCTTGTCCAATTGTTGGAAGATACAAATGGCTTCTAGTTCCGTTATTTAAGACTGTCCCGCATATGCCGTCTTTATTACACCCTCCAATGGAAATTACTGTTCCGCAAGATTTTTTATATTCAGCAGTTGATGCTTCGAACATTAGCCAAAATAACATTCCAACTAAAAATAACATAAGCGCCGAAAACAAAACCGTTGGTGCGTCTAAGCTTTTAATTACATTCATATTGCTAATTCTCCTTGAATCTGACCATGAGAAGTATAACCAATAAGTTTCAATTTGTCAAGCGAAAAATCGCCTATCTCTTTAATTTCATTACTTAATTCGAGTTTTGGTTCAGGAAGTAATGGTCTTGAGATCATCTCCTGACATTGAGTCACATGATTGCTATAAACATGTGCATCTCCCAACGTATAAAATAGCTTTCCTGGCAAATAACCAGTTACCTTGGCCAGAAGAGATAGAAGTAAGCTATAAGAAGCGATATTAACTGGAAGCCCTAAAAAGGCATCTGCTGAGCGCTGGTAGGTGGCCATGTCTAGGTAGGGACCTCTAACGTAGCATTGAATGACTGTGCCGTGGCAGCACGCCAAAGGCTGTTTATCTACAGTGTTTGGATTCCATAGAGTAACAACGTGTCTGCGACTAGATGGATCACGTTTAACGCTATTGATAAGGCCCATTAGCTGGTCTTTTCCAAGGGCTCCACCATAAGACCTAAATTGTTCCCCATACATATAATCCAAGTTACCGTCTTCATCGGCCCACGGGCTCCACCAAGCTTGTGCGGACTTATCTAAATCCTTAATATTGGTTGATCCAGAAAGAAACCACTTTAGTTCCTCAACGGTCCCTTTCCAAGGCATTTTTTTAGCCGTGACCAAAGGAAAACTTTGTTGTAAGTCAAATGTCATTGTTGGCAGTCCAAAACAAGAATAAGTACCAACGCCAGTTCTGTCATTAACAAACTGACCATTGTCAAGTATATATTTAACTAAATCTAAATATTGCTTAGTTTGTGTCAAATTCTACCTCTCGAAAATTATCTTTAACGGTATAACTTAAAACACTTTGTTGATAAATCCTTCCTGAATTATAAATAACCAATACAAAATTATCAAATTTTAATTCGTATGTCCATATAGCGCCAGAAGGAACTAATCTATATAACTTCATTGAAACATCACTTGATAATATTCTAATTTTTCTGAAAGACAATCCTCAATTACAAATCCGTTATGATAATGTAAATGTATTACAAATTCATCGAACGCGAGTTCATATTGCCAAACTCCACCAATATAAGGTAATTTTAATAGTTTCATTTCTTAGGCCCATAATATAACTCTGGACTAGAGCCATCTGTGTATTTCTCAAATGCTCCAGGGCAGTGGACTTGAGCCCAGAGGAAAAATAATCCTATAACTTCATGAACCTGAAGCTCATGATCAACACAAAGCTCAAAATAAAGCTTTTCTAAATCAGTTGTGATTTGTCCAACTGGACGAAGTTTTACTTTCGACATTCTTTTTCTGTTTCCTTAGAAACTTCCGACAGCTTCATTTTCTTTAGAAGCTCGGTTTCTAGCTTTACGGTTACATTTCTTCCATTGGAACATTCAACGTCGAGAAAAGACCAGCGAGTGATTGTAGAATATCTAGCAATTCTTGTGGTAATAGCGGCTGGTTGGCGAGTTGCGCAATTTTCCTTGCCGATAAGCAACGAATTATAATTAATCGTTGTGTCAAGGTTTTTAATATCTTTTACGTCATCTTTAATATTAATTTTATAACGCAGGGAGCTTTCCTCAATAACTTGAGTTGTCACTTGCATTAAAACGAGTCTATCGTCTGTTGTTTGAATTTTAAGATCACATGTTACAGTCTTTGCTTCAGCAAAGAAACTAGCCAGTAATAGACCTGTCAAGGTAACGAATAGCATGAAACCCTTCACTGTATGCCGGAGTTTCATATTGCGTTGTAAAGAACTGGACAATTTCGGATTTCTCTTCATCTGTCATCTCCTCCAACATAGTTGGGTGATTTTTACGGGGCTTAACTCGGTCCAAGCAAACATTAATTGGTGTTTGCAGTACCTCACAGTGACATGGTACACCATAAACTCTAGCAATGTCAAGAAATATCTTACGTTGTTTTCTAGAAACATTAGTTCGGTCAATTACTACAGATTTACCTTCTCCTAAAGCTAATCTAGTGGCTATAAGGCATTTTTGCCTGTTTCCAATAGTATCTTGATTAATTACAACAAATCCTTGACTTTTTAATTTAGCCGAATACGTTGATTTTCCTGCACCAGGAACCCCAACTAATACGATCATTTTTTGTTTATGAAATAACTTCTTTATCCAGCTTAACATCTTTTTGCTCCAATATTTCGAGACCTTCCATGCTATCCCTAGAACACAAATCGAAGTAAATACAGCGACCATACTTACCATAACAGCTATTTTTATTCTGCTCGTAAATATCATTCGTGATTCCATGATTAGCATTATCTAATAAAGCAAACGTTTCGTCAACTACTTTTTCATCAACGTCATTAATAATAACATCAACTTCACATTCTGGACTATAAGAGATTGCCCATTCTCCATCACAACGCTTAGTTCCAATCTTATTTGGGCAGGTTTCGTGCCTAGCTCCGCTACCATCATAACCACATGATTTGCATATCTTTTTTTGATTATGGTTGATTCGTTTAGATAGAGTAATATACCCAACTGCGTCGAGGTTATATTTAGCTTTTTCTGTCCAGTAATAAAGTGTCAGCTGTGGCGATTTGCCTGCACTATCAGGCTCATACGGACGACTGGCAGTTTTATTATCCATAAGAAGGATACGCCCATCTTCCCATTCTACAATAAGATCCAACGCCCCTTCAATCTTATCTCCCTCTGCATTAACAATAAAGGTCTTTTCTTGGACAGTTATTACTTTTTTAATTCTAGGAAGGACTTTAAGCTTATAATCACGAATCATAAGCTTGCCTTTTGCAATAAGAGATTCTCTTGCAGTTTTACCTAGTAAAGGATCTACGTCGCTTTTTGTCCAAACAACTGCATTTTCATCTTCTTCTAAATTATATTTTTTGCCATTGACACTAATATGTGTCATGTTTTTCATAAATATTTCATTAGCCTTAACTTCGTTATTTGTAAGCAATAGTTCATTTAGTGCTTCGTCAATAGCTCGACCAAAAACAAAAGCTGAACGACCTTTTGATGGGCGAATACGAAGGTTGTAGTGAAGATTATATTTTTCTCCGCATTCGTTATACATTTGACTGCTGGTATGACTAATTTTTGTTTGCTTCAATTTTTACCTTCAGTAATTCTTTTAGGGCTTTTGTTATGAGTTTTTTAATTGATTTCTTGATGATACGATATTTTTTAGATTTTACTTTAGTAAGTCGCCTAAGTTCTCTCCAGCTTTCTGGAGAAAACGTTACTTTGCCGTTTTCATCTATATCAGCATCAAGTTTTTTCATTTTTCTTTACTTTTACAAAATAAATACCGTTGTTAAAATCTATACTTATTTTTTTATCAAGTCTTTTTAAAATTTCTGCTGTAATATCAAATCCCAAATAATCACTCATAATTTGGCTTTTGTAAATATCTGCATCGAGCTTATAATTTTCTTTTTTAAAATGAAGATTGATATCTTTAACCGCTTGATCTATCAATTGGTCAAGTTTCTTTGGAACTTTTTTCTTTGCCCCAAGCCAGTCGCAAAGTTCTTTTTTATTAATAACAAGTTTTTTCATATATTTCCTTTATAAAAAACGTCCCTTTTAACCTAGGGACCACAGGTCATAGTGCTTATCATTTTTCTCTAAAAAATTGTTTATGTAAAGGTTCAACTACTTTTCGATATGCGTCTCTAGCTTCTTCAATACTATTTTGAAGTTTTATTTTTTTCATCAAAATTCAAATTTAAAAAAGGTAAAGCGTTTGTTCCCATAACAGTTGGCAGTACACCCGACCAACGCTCCAAAGCTTTCATTTGGAGAACTTCTGGTGTGATAGTAGATTTCATCAAACGTTGTGATTCAGCTTGACCTTTAGCTCGCTCAACATCAGCATTAGCCTGTTGTGTTGCCTTTTGTGCAACATATTCAGCTTGCTTTGCTTCTTGTTCAGCGATCTGCTTACGTTCAATTGCATCAGTAAACTCTTTAGAGAATGTCAAATTTACAATCGACACATCTTGAAGAGTTACACCGTAATTTGCAAGACGAGTGCGAAGAAGTGTATCAATTTGCGTTTTAAGCTCTGTTCGCTTAGTCAAAATCTCTTCCGCTGTCATATTAGCTGTTGCCGCTTTAAGCGACTCACTAACTGCCGGAGAGATAACCTTGCGAAGAACCGAATCTTCGTCACCAGTATTTTTAAATACATTCATAACTTGATCTGGTGTGATAGACCAGTTCAAAGCTACTTCAGTTTTAATTTCTTGCATATCTTTTGATGCAGCCGACGTTTCAACATCAGAGCGCTGTGTTTGGATGTTTAGCGTTTTTGACCCATGAAAGAAGGGAATCCAAAGATAAGCTCCTGGTTCTCGAACTTCTGAACCAACCTTGCCAAGAGAGATACTAAATCCTCGTTCGCCAGGACCTACTACCGTACAAGCTGACATAAATACTGCAATTGCTGCGATAAAAATACTTTTCATTTCAATTTCTCCAATTCTCGTTTTGTTACTATTCTGTATCTATTTTCTGGATAATCAGTCTTAAACTTTTCAATTTGAGCAAAGGCTTCGTTTAATTCCATCAATTCCGAAACCTCTACCCACAAAATACTGTCACCAATCTTTTGTAGTGCTTGAATGACGACAGGTATTGACATTAAAATCCAACTCCGAGATTAGCGCCTACTCCACCATTGGTGTCGATTTGGCCACCAAGATAGAGACGTTCGTCAAGAAGACGTTGGTACTGAAGCTGCCCTCCAATTCGGCTATCGTTTTCTACTGAAACAACACTCGGGTTGCTAGATGTTTTAAGGCCATTTTGACCATAAACAATACCAAGACTAACGATATTCTTATGTGCAACTGTTTCAGGAGGAAGAACCAATTCTTCTTCCGTTTCAATATCTGCAACTGGAAGAATCTTTAGTGTCTTTTCTTCTTCTCCGCGCTTTACTACAGCGTATTCGTCACTTGAGAAAGTGTAAGACTGGCCATCAGCCAATGTCACAACAATCTTTCCGCCACGAAGCTCTTTAGGAGCAGGACCTACAGCAAACGCTGATGTACTAAATACTAGGGCACATGCGATCATTAAAAATTTATTCATATTAATTATTTTCCTTTTTTGATAAGTTTATTTTATAAAGTTGCAAAAATCCTTTTTTATTTGCTAATTTTTGATTTTTAAAGAGTCGGTTAGAATGGGTTTCGCTAATTTTAAAAAAATCATTAAAATATTTAATACTTAAAAAACACGCATCCATTTGAGATGTTTTAACAAAAACTTTTTTATTTTTTGCAATTCCGGCTTGCTTTGTTGAAAATTTTATATTTTTTTCTGTTCTAGCAAGATTGCGATTTACGTTAAAACTTAATATTCTTAAATTTTCGATTTTATAATCACCAAACGGATCTATTCTATCTATAGAAGGAGTATCACCGTTCATATAAAAATCCAGAATAATTTGTTTTTGACTATCGCAGAATTTATAATATTCGTCTTTTGTCATCAACAATTTAATGCCTTTTTTTGCATAAGATTTATTGTTTTTTGTTAACTTACCAGTATTTGAACATCTCTTAAGAAGATTTCCCCAAGTGCTGCATTTAAAATATTCAATTGTTCCTCTAATTCTTGCGGCACCCATAATTCGTCCTTACTGAACCAAAATAAGATTATTTGCAATTGTTCCGTTTCCGCTAATCGAAAACGAACAGCTACCAGCGTCGGTCACAGCATATCCACCATCTGTCAGGATGTCAAGTGCAATCTTAACAGAAGTGACTACTGTTACATTACCAGTTGAGTTACTTGGAACTGTGACGACTGTGCCTGGAATCTTTGTTGATTTAAACGGTCCAGAGTTAGGAGTACACTGTCCACCTGAGTTTGGTAGTTGAAGGTCGCCTCCGAAGGTCTGACACAAGTCTGGTGTAGTAAATGTCTGTGAAGACGTGCCAGTAACCACTTTGACGCTCTGTGTCATAACACGGTTCATAACAGCATAGAACTTGCCGTTAATCTTCATAATACGCTCAGTAGAGCTTGGGGAGTTACATTTAAAGAGCTTTACACCCTCACGGTCAAGTTGTGCTTGTGTGGCAGCCTGTTGGGTAGCTAGGTCGTCAATTTGAGCCTGTAATGAGCTATTAACGTTAGCCAGGTCCAATGCTAGTTGTGTCACTTCCGACTGAAGGCCATCAACGTCTTCTTCAAGGTTATTCACTCGAATAGTCAAAGACGAAATCTTTGAGTTAGCAAGGTTAATTTTGTTATTAAGACTGTTGAGTTGAACTTGAACTGCCAGGTTCGTTAAAGACTGAAGGAATACCGCAGCACCCAGCGCATGTGAATTAGCGATGTCTCCGGCAATTCGATTAGCAATCTCAGTTTGAAGGTCTGCACGAAGAGTGTCGTCTCCAGCTACACGAGCAGCTTCTTCTTGAGCCAGCAAGTCTCGGAGTTCATCGTCAGTAGCAATACGAGCGTCCATTTCAGCTTGTAGCTCATCTGACAGTTGAAGATCGGCTTCTTGACGCGCTTCTGTTTCAAGGGCGAGAAGATTTCGAAGTTCTTCAAGGTGTTGAGTCTGGATTAAGTCGAGTTGATCATTAAGATCTGCTCGACGCTCAAGCTCTGTCACTCGATCATTGTTATGAAACACGGTTACTCGTTCAGTAGCACCACATCCAACTACCAGCAAACTTGCCAAAAGACCAATTACTAATTTCATTAACCCTCCTATTAGGTATAAACTTATATTATCACATTTTTTACAAAAGTCAAGACATATCTTTTGGATCTCTAAATCCATGCCAAATTGGTATTCTGGGCTTATCTAGACTGCCGTGTTTCTGATACCGATAGTGGACATTTCTCCCAATATACTTACCCATATTATCCCATATTTCTTTTCTGAGTTCGTCAGTGAGACCTTTACCTGTTCCTAGGTTGAATACGTTACCGGCGTCGTCTCGACAAATAAAAGCTCCCAGTGTGTCCATAGGAACCATGTTATCTTTATGAGTTGACCTTTCTGTTCGACCAAATGCGTCTAAAGTTGGTGCGTTGGTATTATGCATTCTTTCTTCAAATCCAATCACTGTCGCTTCCCCGTCAACAAACGGTTTGATGGCAGTCAAGTATCCTTCTTTTAGAGTCGCCCTTCCGCATTTATATGGAGAACTTGGACTTCTAATCATCGTCCCTTCGTGTCCCTGCTCTAAGTGTCTATCCATAATTTTATTTAATTGTTCTAGATTATTAGCAGTTTCGGCATACAAGGGTTTAGCAATTTTTATGATATCTGAATGACTGAAATCTTCAGCCAAGTGAATCTGTCTTTCGGCATAAGTTAAATTTATATCTCGAACACTATCAAATACTAGGTATTGAAATTCTGGTTCTCCGTCTTCGGACATAACCATAGACTGAACGTCTTGAAATGTTTTACCGCAAACAATCTCTCCATCAAATCCATCTGGACAAACTGCTTCAATTGAAGTTCTGATATGATTATTCGGAATAGGTTTAAACGAGCGGGTTAAAGCTTGACCTTTTACAACCAAGCATCTAATACCATCAATCTTAGGCGTTGCCATAACTGGAAAAATAATTTTATCCATAATGACATTTTTCGCGGCTAACATTGGTTTAGTTATCATTTATTTCCTAATCTCATACGATTGCACTACGGCTGCACGAGTGATATTACAAGCAGGATAAGTAATTCCTGTTGCACATTTAAAATATCCCCGAGAATAAGATTCTTCCAATAGTTCGCCTGCTCGTTGTTCGCTAGTGAATATCTGCGTTCTTGGCTTCAAATCTATATTCAACCAAGAATCAACTTTTGTCTTTAAATCTTTAGTGCGCTGAATACTTCCATTTACATGAAATTCAACACAAAAGGCAGGTTTTTTACTTTCTACTTCCAGCAATTCTTTTACGGTTAAATCCAAGTCGGCACGAATTTTATCTTCATGTTTTTGAGCTAGGCGAATACCAAGAAAGAAAACTCCGATAAGTAATAATACACCTATAATAGCAACAATCATTTTTTACCTCCAGTTGGAAGTATAAATTAGTTTATAGGAAAAGTCAATAGGAAAAGCCGGATTTCTCCGGCTTTAATAATTACTTAACTTTCACCAGTTCTGTTTGAAGATAGTGAATAGCTTTGTATATGGGGAATAACTTTCGCGTTTATTTCTCAACTTTATATAATGACAAAATCCAAGTTCAATATATACTACTTCCTGTTTATCAATAAAAACAAGCTGTCTAGTCTTTACTTTTTTGAAAAACAAAAGTTTAAATACGTCTATTAAATTTACAGTTGATACTTTTGGTTTTAAAAATCCAATACGCTGTATTTTTACTTGCAGCTTAAAATGAAATCTATAACCAAATATATAACCTGGTACTTTTATTTTAAATGCCACAAACTCCTCCCAAGCACTCTAGCTCTTTTTCTTCAAAAACTTTACCTTCTTGAGCTAAAGCTTCTTCTAGCGACACCCGTGTTAATGGCTGTCCGCCGCGACACCCGTCAGGATAGACGGTAAATCCGCGAAGACGTTTCCCGTAATTTAAAAGAATATCAGCTTTTTGTTTTACGTTAGTGTCGTTGTTTTCTTCAGATCCCCAGCTTGGCATATTGCATGTTGAACTAATTGCCATATCTACATAGTTCTGAACATCAGCTTGGAACTTAACTCGCTGTCTAAATGACAAGTCATAGCTGTCCTGGATATCTTCAATTTTAACTCCTTGGTCCATAAGACGCTTCACTGCGCCATCTACAACATATTGAGCGAGCCATTTACCGTCTTTAAAATACCGACGAACATATGCCTTACAAAACAAAGGCTCTAGTCCAGTCGTCGTTTCGGCAATAATACCAATTGTTCCAGTTGGTGCGATTGCTCTGACACCTTTTGGCACCGCAACATTTAATTGTTTAGCTCCAACAAATGCCGCAGCATCCGACTCTTGCTCGTAAACAGATAACCATTTATGTAGCTCCGGAACAGCTTCGTACTTATGTCCACGAGTCATAAGCCATTCGTGCATACCACCAAGACCTAATCCAATTCGATTATTCTTTGTTCCAATCTCTCTAATCTTTTCACTTGGGACGTCGGAGTAAATGCTTCCGCAAAGTAAGAACAAAGTAGAAAGTTTCACTACATCAGCAAACTCTTTGCGATCTTTACAACGATTCATCCAGACAGTTCCAAGATTACACTTATCGCTATCATCTTCGCTTACAACTTCCGTGCAGGCGTTTCTCAGGCTCTCATTATCTTTACGAAAGTTAAATGCCATGCCTGGTTCAGCTGTAGAAAATGCTTGACGACAGTTTTCATACCAAACTTTCTTGGCGTGTTCGTGCTTAGGATGATTTTCATCTTCAATTGCAATAAAAAATTCTGTGTTATAATTAACCGAGATGTTAGTTAGCTCCATAGGAAGCGGAAAATTAAAATCGTTTTCTTTTGCTTTTCGCAAAGCTTCGCTATGATCTTTCAATTTAAGAAACTGAAACACATCGCCGTGATCCCATTGCAGACCTGCCCAAATTGCAGACCTTTGTTGGCCACCTTGCATGATGTATCTTCCTGATTCGTTCACCATATTCATGAGAGCGATAGGTCCCGTTGATGTCCCTCCGGTTCTACCGATAGGGGCACCATTGGCTCTTAGTTTTGAATAATCAAAACCAATTCCGCCGCCAGTCATTAGTGCAGCAGTTGCCTTGTGAACAGCGTCTGCCCAACCTTCGCGACTGTCTTCCGCTCTAAACAAAAAGCAGTTATTGACTTGATGAAAAGCGCGTCCAGAAGAATATAAATATCTTCCTCCTGGAATAAATTTTCGATCAATCATGTATTGTTTAATTTTATTTTTTTCTTTGTTACCGAGAAGCTGACCGCAAACGGCATTAACCACTCGATTGCAAGTGTCTGACCAAGTTTCGGTTCCTCCCATTGAATACTTTTGAATATAGATATCTTGTGCGAATTTAGACCCAAATACATCGTACTTTGACATGTTGCTCCTATTTAAATATTATTGTGTGATAATCAAATTTTTCAGGCTTACCAGAAAGAACTATTGGTTTACCTCTCTCTGGTAAAGAAAACAATATACACGTCTTTTCATCTAAAGTCAAGTAATAAACGTCGGCTTCTATTAACAAAGAATGTCTCTTTGATAAAATCATAAATCAATTTTGCAAATGTAATATTTGTATCTTTTTGTAAATACTATAGATTCTAGTTTTTCTATATCAAATCTAAGACTGAATGCCGAATAATCTTCATTCTGAGCTAAAATAAAATATCTAGCCGTGGAAGAACCGACAGATGAATAACAATACTCTCCTATCGTAATTTAATCCTTGTGCTAAGTCTGGTATCTTCATCTGTCCATTCGGCTAATGAGATCTCCCAATTTCCGTAAGATTTATAGTTGATAATTATGAAACCATCAAAAACCAAGTAATAGGTTCCGGCGTGTTTATAAAGAGTCACATTGGCACCATATCTTTGACGTAGTGAACGCCAAAGACCTCTGCGATTTCTCCATTATAGCAAAATGCAAGCATAAAATCATCCGATAAATAAAAAGCTGTACCAAAATCAATACTAGTACTAACTTTGTATAAAGGATATTTTCCGTTCCGGACCATCAACATTCGGCTGTTAACCCTTCTAATGATTTGACATTAACAAGACTTGCGTCAATTTCTCCGTTATATCGAAAAAAGATAGCAATATTACCACAAATCAGTGTCGTCCCCCAGTAGTCACTAAGACTATCCTTAGTAAGGAAATGACCATTCCATATTCTAAACATTTAAAACTCTCCAGGTTCAAACATGTCTGCATTATCAGATTTATGAAATGTTGTTAAATGAAAGATAGCTCCATCGTAATGAAAAGTTATGCCACTCTCTTCATACTCTGAAACAAAAATAACATATCTATAGCCCAGGCGCATTAGTTGACTATAATTTTTCCACTGATAAATCATTTAAAAGTTGCTCTCCTAAAGACCATTCTATTAGTTCCAAGTAGATCATTAGCGTCCTTATAGGGAACTAATCCTATATAACCATCACTAAAAAAACATAAAAGTGATATATCCCAATCATTTAAAGATAAAGGAATTAGGTACCTAGTTTCTTGACGAAGATGATTATCAACAAATTCAATAAACATTAGTAAAATCCTCGGTCCAAAGGTCGTCAGTCCCATCGTCTTCTTTGTATAAACGAAAATCTATATTCCCACCGTAAGTAAATCTAACATGACAAGAATCTAACTCTAAAATAATCGGGTAATTCCAACTATCTTCGGTTCTAATTAGTGAAAAACCAACCCATCTCTTTATCATGTCACCAAACCTCCATAAAAGGAAAAGCCGACGATTCTACCAACAGCGGGACTGTCTCCATGTCTCGTATCAAAGACGATGAACCTGTCGTCAGTAATAAAAAACGCATACAGCCCATTGCGCAACGGACTTGAATATAACAAAGAGATTCTTTCCATACACAAACACTACCTCACTTCTTCGAAAAAGTCAATAAAATACTTGACAATTCATCAAAAAGGTATATACTGGACAAGTCGATGCGATTCTAACAGACGTTAAACTAGGAGATACCACAGAACCAATACTGTGCATGGAACGATCTAAGTCAAGGGCAGCAAAGCAAGTTAAGCTGGACTGGTATTTACAGAACAAACCGCCAACTAGTCAACCTGATCGTTTCATTGGACATACACTAAAAGAGTGCGCTACACAAGGATAAGTGCCCGACGAGAACATAGGGACATCGGACTTTGTAAATAGACCGAATACTACTTATTTAATGAACCTGAAACGGTTAATGATTCTTGGTAGTGACAGTTAAGCTAGTGGTAGATAAAGCCTGATGCTATTGCTTATCGAATACAGGTAAGTAAGGTAAGGGCGGTCTATTGTCTTGAGTGCACTCTGACCTCGGATAAATGAAAACCCCAGATTCCTCTAGGGTTACATCTTTCTGAATTTGTCTTCTGACTCTAGGGATGTGATGTGGTGGGTGCTTCCTATGTAGTTGCAGGTGCCGTCAGTTTTAAACACAACACCGCTGTATGGTGAGAGTGGTATCACTAAGACCCATATGTAGTGGTCGTTTGGTCTTATGAGAATCATGACATTTCCTCATAGCCTTGCTCCAAAAGAATGAACACAGGAACTCGATAACTAACGTCAATGCTTCCGTCAACATGAAACTTTATGATCGCGCCTCCAAGATCAATAAAGCTATTAATGCGAAACTTATGGTTCTTTAGATTAGTGTAAATCATGGCATTTCCTTGTAAGTTAAGAGACAGGGACCTCTTTCTCCGTTATAGCCCAACTCGACACCGTATTTACAGAAACCTATGGTGACAGTTTGTAATCTAATAAAAAGAATATAGGAGTGACCTATGTTAATATTAGAACTTCTTCTAATATACATCATGGCATTTCCTCGTAAACACTGACAGCACGATCAAAAAGTTCAGTTGGCATACCCCAAAGACAGTTTATATCACCATCGCTTCTAAACATGATCATAACTCCATCCAATACCAACACTGTATGATTATATGATACATAATCAGGGTCATTGTTCTTATAAATTTTAAACATTAAAACCTATCCTTGACTTTAAGTTCATCAAACAACTGACCTATTGGTGGCGCTCCTTCAGCCGATCTATGCTTCCATTTAATTGCGCTCCAGAAGTCCTTAATGCCTTTAGAACGAAGCGACACTGTCTTAGTCTCATCTGTATAGCCAGCTGTAGGACGGCGCTTGTAGAGCCATCTAGAGACCATCGCAACAGGAGTATCAAGTGAGTCGTAAGCCTGGATCATACCGAGAACAAAGTTATCGTCATCGCTATGGTCTGGATTGTAATAACCAACAATATTTGTTATTACTGCATTGCCCAGCATAAATAGATCGGTAACTGTCAGCAGTGGCCTAAAGAAATTCCATCCCCAATGCTTAGAGATCATGGCGTATGAGCGTATATACTGTCCCCAGTGCTCTGGACTGGCAAAGTCTACCTGATACCAAGGCTTAGGCACTGGATTGTCGCCTGGCCAAATGTGGTAACTATTTTGATAGAAGCCTAATCTTTTAACCTGTTCTTTAAGCTGACGGGTTAATAGATCTTTACGTCCAGCATAGCCTGTCCAAATAACCATAGACATAATCTGATCACGGCTAGTTGATTTAGGGTCTGATATCCAAGAATCGGTATAAGGATATCTAACCCAGATGCCAGGACTAATCTCGGCAGCTTCTGGATTTAACTTAAACTTAACTTGACTATGGCGTCGCTGGATAACATCAACAAGGGTTGTCTTCTGAAGGGCATCCCCGCCATCGCCATTTCCCATACAAACAAATCCATTAAAAATAAAGTCAATCATAGTTGTCTCCAAGGACTAAAGTCCATTCCTTCACAACATTCCTCAGTGCTAATTTTTCCAGTACCATGAAAATCAATCGTAACATCTTTAGATATAAAGATAAAATATCTCGGACTGTTTGTGAAAAAAGGGCTGTATCGACTAAAATCGGTCCAAATAGTGCCAATCATAATTTTTTCCAATTTGACCAATGAGGTATAGGTTGATTCATACAAAGTGACGGCTTAAAATTGTAAGCTTTTTCAAAATCTAAAACAGTATAGCCTTGTTGGTCCTGTTCTTCAAAAAGAACAAGGAAATACCAATCTTTAGAATCTACTCCCCAAATAGTACCAATCATTGATACCTGACCTCATCCAAGAATCTAACTCCATACATCGCAAGTTGCTCTTTCATAAGGGTTTTTGCTTCGAGTTCGCTTCCGCACAGCTGAAAAAATAGTTTAATCCCGTCAAGAGTATAAATCTCAACAAGATTGTCTTTGATAAAACCTCTTACTACTTCATGCGTACCAACAAAGTTTGGCGTACACAAGGTTCCGTCACTTAAAGTTCTATATCGGATTCGCTTATACTGTTTCACTTTTTGACCTTCTATACGAAAGATTCTCTCGTCCATCAGAAGTAAAAATCCAACCGTACTGCGTACAAAAAACTACCTCTCCAGTAAAATTTAACTTGTTGTCTTGTTCCGGATAACAAAAAATGACAGTTTGCTTTCTTAGTAAAAAAGAATACAAATTGTATTTTAACAGACGCTGCCGTAAAATAAACCAATTAATAATTTTTTTCATTTGTTTTTTCCTTGACAAATAAACTTTTAATCCATCCCCATAGCGTAGGCTTTGGATATAACCAAGAATATATGAACTTTTCCTTATTGTCAATAAGAGAAATTATCTCATCTTCGCTAAACAATGTATGCTTTTGGTCCCATCCTACGTCTATCATATTGTTATTCTTTAAGTATTTGGCATGTAAATGTCCATGCAAAAGAAATAATCCCGTGTCCTTGGGTCGCATATTCATGTAACGTTTATCATATTGTGCAGCTGAAGCATAGGGAAGATGCGACATAAGAACTTCTCTTCCGTTCTTAAGCGTAATAGTCATCTCGTCTGTAATTAGTGACCAACCAGCTGTCAAGTACCGCTGTCTCATCTTGTCTTGCTTCTTATTGACTCGACCAAAGACATATGGATAAGTTGCGCAGTGATTGCCATGCACTAAGATCTTTGTTCCGTTAAGCTTTGGCGTATATTCTTCCGCAACTTTAGGGTTAAGACTAAAATCGCCAAGAACATATACTGTGTCTTCCGGCTTAACTACACGGTTCCACTCTGCCACAATTGCATTGTTCATTTCTGTTACGTCTTTGTATGGACGTTTGCAATAGTCAATAACACGAGAATGCGAGAAATGGAGATCAGAAATCCAAAACCTTTTCATAATTCCTCCAAGTCAGTTAATTGTACACAATATTGCTCACCATCAATCAAAGATTGAACTTTGTAACATGCATATTTGTGAAGAAATTTAACAACAATTACTATGTCTTTTTCTTTCCAGCAATGAAAAACACTACCAATCATCAATGCCATGTTGTTTTCTTTAGCTCCTCCGGATTAATCTTAGTAAACTCGTCGCCCTTTGGTTCTTCTTGTTTTGGCAACGGCAATTGTTTTGGTGCCGGAGTTTCTTTGGCAAGTAAAGCCACTGACAATGCGTCAAGAATAGCAGTCAATGTTAATACTGGATGAGCTTGGCCCCCAAGTGCCATCGCAAGCTTAACATCTTCGTCTTGCTCGATCAGCTCAAGACCTTTTTTCTTCATCTCGTCAAGAAGAACAGAATATTCGTGTAGTCTTTGTGCTTTACTTTGTTTCATAGTGTCTCCTTTAGTTCAAACTTCTTCATATAAAGCTCATGAATTGCCGCTTCTTCAAGTTCCAGGTTACTTTCTTCGTCCAATACCTGATCATACTCTTCTCCGTCAGGAGTGTAGAGCTTAATCTTAAGGTTCTTGGCACCATACGAAGTTACGCTTCGAGCCTTGGCTACGACTTCGATCTCGTGACTGTCACTAATTTTATGTCTGAATCTAGTTTTTAATTTCATGACGTTGCCTCCATAAACATTAGAACGGCAAGCTGCCGAGCCAATTGAGTTTGCTCATTGTACTTTCCATTGAACTCATAAAGCCCCAATCTGTCTACTCCAACATATTTTGCGTATTCTACATCAATTGGAATATCTAGATCATCGTAATTCCAACTTGCAAATGCGACGGCAACACAAGAATATTTATAAAAAAGAATTTCTTCCCTGTGACCTTTAACATATTCAAGAGTTTCGGCTGCTTTTTTTAGTATTTGACGGCGCTGTTTTTTCGTTAACTTTTTCATATTCACTTCCCTGCCATTAAGATAAAATAAGATACCATGAGCCAAAACCCGAAGCCACTAAATAAATACAATGCGCCACCGATCAATGCTTTAAAAAAGAAGATAGCCATTAGTTCACTCTCCATGCTTCAAGGACTTCGTTAAACAATCGGTCGATACGTTCGTATGAACCAGAACCAAAAGACTTGATAACTCCGTCTACAGTACCAACAAGGACAAATACTCCGTTGTCTTCTTTCATTTCAATTGTGAGACCTGGGCCTTCGTATGCTTTAATTAGTTTCACGAGAAAATACTCCTTTAATTAATGTTTCAATATTCAAATTTTGATCATCAATCAATTTAATAACTTTCGCACCAAGTAGTGTATCTGGCGGTATTAAGATTCCGTCTATAACGTACAATTTTGGTTTTTTATCGGAGTCAGTAAATACCATTGCTGGCCCTTCTGTATTGTGCAAATATTTAAATGGAGAAAAATTTACAACGATCTCTTGCCAAGTTAAATCTTCTGGATTAGAACAAATTGCCAAAAACTCTTCTTTGACACTAATTTTAATATCAATGTCTTTTGGTTTAAAAGTTACAGTTTTCATAACGCTCCTTTTCATGTTTAAGATCTGAATGAATTTGCGCTTTAATCCAACTTGGTACCATATCTTGGCCGTACTTCATCATATTCATTACGTCTTGCAAAACAAACTCTGGCTCTTTATCGTCTACTACCAGCTGGCAAATGTTTCCTAAATACTCAGGTTCAATGTTATGTGAAACAACTTGCACAAGATCCCAGTCTTCGTCTATCTCCACCAACAAATCAAACACTTCGTCGCGTTCAACTGGCGAGTGAATTGTCACCATGATATGGTTATCATGCTTCGTCAGGTACCTGCTCGGAATCTTCTCGTAAACTATTGGTTTCGACATTTTCTATTGCTCCTAAGTAAATGAACTCGATCAATTCTTCAATGCTTCGTTCTCTAGTTATTTTACCGGATTGGGCTTCTTTGTCAATAGCCCAAATAATTTTTGTTGGAATTTCTATTGTGACAGTTTGTTTTACGTCTTCTGGTTTCAAAAATACTCCTCGACATTAATCGTTTCATCGTCTTGACGATAGTTTGTAAACAGCTGTTCTCCTTTGGCAATTGGTCGCAGTGTATAAAACTCCATCGTCCTTGCTACTGGGTTCAATCGGTAGCCAACGTTTGGTGTCTCGCTGTGATTATAAAGCTCTCCTAGCCCCATTACAAGACAATCTTGTCCTTTATCCTTATCAAAGACAAAAGTATAAAACTTAAGAGAAGTTTGATTGACAAGCTTTGTGTCTTCGGCTGACAAAGGAAGAACGGGATTAACTTCTAAGCATTGACCTTCGTCTATATAGTCGCTAGCCACCACACTACGTCCAAAAGTCGGCAAATTCTCTACTGTCAAAGTGTTTAGTCTGTAACCTTGGTTCATTTTTTATACCCTCCGTTTTCCATTGCGTACTCAATAATCTTATCTTGATAAATCTCATCTAGCAAGATCAATTCGCCTTCTGTTAGTTCACTTTCATCGTCAAGCCAAATTCCTGATTCAAAATAGCTATCACAAGTATGCTTACGATTTAAATATAACTCAACTTCGCATTCTCGTCCATTGTATTTTAATATCACTTTACCTCTGTCGCTTCACTCGGAAGCATTGCTGTCACTTCTTCAAACGTATCTTTAAACCCTAGCCATCCACTTTCTGACTTTGTGTTTCTATAACATAGCATATATTCGCCGTTGTCAAGAACGAAAACTTCGTACCAAACTACATCTTGCCAAGATCTCTCGTAACGATATGTTTTTACTAGCTTATTCATTGATCACCTCTAAAAATTCAATAATGCGCTCGTTTGGGTTAGTAAGTTCTCTTTTTGCTTCTTCAAAAGTTGAAGAGATAGAAAATCGACTAAGCTTACCTTCTGACTCAATCATGTAAACCTTTCGTGGCTCCTTCTTCTCTCGCCACTCGCCGAAGACTAGTTCGTCGGCAAACCCAGTGCCACAAGTGTCTTTGGAGAAGTTTTCTTTTTTCCACTCATGTCCGAATGGACTAATCACAGTCTTCCCTTGCATCGCTAACTCTCGTGCTTCGATTATGTTCATTTGCTTGCCTTTCTGTAAACTCCCGCAATTTTTCTTCCATATTTAATCTTATGCTTTAAGGTTTTTGAATGATATCGGACCAAATAATCCGAATGTTTTTTCTTTATTTCGCTAAGCAACTTTGCTGCACATAATGCCGACCCTTCTGGACTTTCTAAGTTATACTCAACACATTTCGAATGATTTACTTCGTTGATCTGAAATAGTCCTACATCCATTGTACCATCTTTGTTTGGCTCTTGTCTAGTGTATTTACCTAGTCCAGTTTCAACAATTGCAATGGCTGTCAATTCTCTTGCGCTTATTCCATAAGTTTTCGCGGCGTGAACAATTGCCTTAACAACTTGCTGACTAGGTTTAAACCCATTGGCTTTTGCCATATGTAAAACTTTGTCTTCTTTTGCTTGACTAACGCTTGAGATAAGCAAAAGTCCTAGTGTTAAGTTTTTCATTTCATCTTCCCTTTCAAGTCTTGGATATATTCTTCTCTAAAGTATTCGTAAACCCACCAGTCGATTGCTCTTGTTGCCATTAAACTCTTGTGCCTATAGTTCTCGTCTCTAGTGTCGTCATGTTCAAAAATTCCCAGCTCGCAATGCCCTAGTTCGTGAAAAATCACTTGCTCCCTCTGCCAATAGTTTGCACTGTCCCAAAACGCTTTGTCAATAGTTATCACGTTTAAAAAATCATTTGGCTTTGTTACCCAGTCACATTGTCCGATTCTTTTGTCCTTCAAAGTACCAAATACAATGTTAGACCTTGCAACAATTCCAAAAGTATCTTCGAAGTTTGAAACATACTCTTGAAACTCTGAATCGATAACCTGCGGAGAAGCCTGTCTAGCTTCCCCACAAGCCGATAGCGCGATCAAAAGGACAAGACCTAGGTATTTCACTGGGTAACACTTTCAACTAAAGGACAGTCGCTGGGCGCTTGAATTTCGTTTGCAAGGTTATCATAAAACTCAGCAACTTCCTTTAAATAGCGCCGCTTAATTTTTGCCAATCTTTCCTTTTCCTCAGTGTTCAAACGAAGCTCAGTAAAATATTCATCGCGAATTGTTGTGCGCATTGTGTCGGTTTCCTCTAGACCGTCTTCGGCCAAGTCTCGGTTTTCTAGGCACAATACAAGTTTTTTTGCGCTGTAAGTTGTAAGTTTTTTCATTTTATCAAATCCTTTCCCATGTTAGATCTGGAAATTTCGATAGAGACAAGTTAAAAGGTTTTTCTTTTACCTTAACGCTTCCAATATCAAACTTTCCTTGCGGAGCAGTTCCACCTTCGATAGTAAATTCGTTTGAGTCATAATCTAAAATCTTATCTCCAACTTTAACTTGCATTTGAGTATCTTCATTGCACAAATAAAATCGCTCGTCTTTAAAGTCGTCAATTACCGAAGCCCTATAAGTTTGATTCTTCATTTAGTTTGTCTCCTTATCCAACCATCTTATACTTGATCGACCAAAAATCAAAGCCTTATCATATCGACTGAAACAATATTCAGGCCTAACGCTTGAAATCCACAAAAACTCTAGGCGACCAATTGTTAGACATTTAATTCCGATTCCGTTTTTAATTTTAATCATTAGTCAATATCTCCTGAAATTTGCCAAGAAGTTGAGGCCGTGTTAGGTACCGCAATGTGCCAAGTTTTTAGTTCTAGGTCTTTGTGCTCCCGTCCAGTGTGAGAAATTCTTCCCGAAACATAGTTCAACCCTTCCAATTCTTGAAAACTCTGCGCAATATTTGGCCGATTGTTTCCGACTCGCAAACTTCCTTGAATTTGCGCGAAAGTGTTTCCTTTTGTTCGAGTCACAAAAGCTGTTTCGACTTTCGACTCTTGTTTGTTGTTTACAGGAATAAAAAACCACTCGCCCTGTCGCTTGACGGTCAAGCCCTGAGCCTCTGCTTCTAGGACAGCCGTAGGCTTTAGTTCGTGGTATGCTTGGGCAATCGTCTTTGCTTGACTGTCGGATTTTAGTTGAACAACAAACGGATTAAATATTCCGTTAGCAATTTCGACTCGATCAATGTCAAGCAGAAAACTTGCTCGAACTTTTGTCTCAAGGTTTTCACAAGTGAAAAGACTTGCGCCCATGAAGTGACGCGACGTTTGATAAGTCGTGTCATAGTAGGTTTTTTTGTCCCATGAAACATAGGGCTTGGCCTCAATATTTCGAAAACGATTTTTGTCTTGTTTCATTGACTCAAGTTTAGATTCAGACAATGAGCTGTGTTTTTCATTAAGCCAAACAGTTTCCTCTGGACCTTTGTCAAGCTCAACCAAAGTACCAAGACTTAGTCCGGCCTCTTTAATTGTGTTAAACGGCACCATAGTCACGCGACCAGACAAGGCTTCTTGTTCAGGAGTGACCGCGCTGCCGCGCTCTGCAAGGTCCAGTCTCGAGCTGTTACCAAAAAACTTGCCTTTGATCTTTGCGACTAGTACAGTTTCAGCTGTACTACCGGCGCGACCGTCTAAATACCTTCGAACTACAAGCGCGTTCTTTGTTGCAACGTAAACCGAAGACGCATCACGCTTTGTGCTGCCGACTTGGCCGGACAAAAATAGATCTAGAGCTTTGTTAAAATTTTTCATTTGTTAATCCTTTGTTAATATTGAACTGAGAAAACCGGCACAATCCAAAAAATGTAAATTGTTGCCTTAATTCCGTTTTTATTATAGCTGTGAATGTTTTCAATTAAACCAAGTAAAATACTCCACTCCCGTTTCATAATACAATCTCATTTGTTTCAATTTGTGCAAGTTTCATCATCATTTGCTTATGTCGCTTGTCGCCTTGCTTTTCCATCATTTCGTTGAAAGTTGTTTCGAAGACTTGTTCCTCAATTTCGATCATTTCTTCGTCTGAAAGTTTTGTTTCAGGCTTAATCTTGTTCATAGCGGTCAAAGCTTCAAGTTTTTCTTTGACTTCACTTTCTCGATAGCCAGCAACTCTTGTGCCTTTTGGGCAAATCTCGATCAAAACTCGAAGATTTACAATGGACCGATAAACGGAACGCGCCTTGTCTTTGTTAAAATAACTAGGCGCAATTGGACCTAGATCTAGAAAAATCACTTGGCCGGTCCCTAGACTTTGTCGAAGTACAGACTGGACTGCCGACTGGTGACAAGACGTCGTAGGACTCCAAGTATAAGTGTTAAAAACTAGAGTCCCATTGACAGGCTCAAGAAAAGTCCAGCCGTAAGACCGCGCTCGTCGCGCCAATGGATTGTATTCGACCGTTCCTGTCGAATTCTTATAGACTTGCAAACGCTTGTAAAATTTAAGGCTAGATGATCCGGTAAACATTTTAAAATCCTTTGTTAGAAGTTATATAACTTTATTGCATTGCTTGTGCCAAGTCCTAAGCAATCCGCTAGGGCTTTAGTGTTTAAACATTAGTCGCCTGTCAAATAATCTTTTGACGCATCAAAATGAGACAGTCTGCGAATTCGAGAAGACCCATTGATATATTTCGAAGTATAGACAGGCTTTTGGCCGTTTGTGAGACGCTCGAAGGCCTTAAAAAACGTCGTGAAGTCTTGATCACACTCCAAATAAGTAGTTTTTCCGGTCGCTGAAACATAGGAAAACCGAGTGATTTGATTATAAATTTTTAACGTCTTAAGATCTTGTGTCGGAACTGCTAGCCAAGAGTGTTGAGAATCCGAATACATTTTGTATTTTTTCATTTTAATACCTTTTCTAACAATATAAAGTCTAGCCAATTCAGCATCAAATAAGTTTGAATATATCTCGCGCGACTCGACACAAATTTTCAAATAGTTCACTTTGAAGCCTCCTCGACAAGTTCTTTCAAAAGTCTAACCTTTTCTGCCAATTTTTCGGCGTCCTTGTTTTCTGAGATTAAAATTTGACCGCCAAGACTAATCAATGCTATTTTTAATAGTTCAAGTTCTTCTTTGGTAAACTCGACATAGTGTTTCATTTTAATACCTTTTGTTGCTTTGTTCTTATATAACTTTATTGCATTGCTTGTGCCAAGTCTAGCCCCGTTTTATCGAGGCTATGTGTCTATCCTTTTGACAAGTGTCAAACATTAATTTGACGTATCAAAACGAGACTTCTTTGGTTTATGTGTTTCAGCTTTGAACGCGCTTCAATTTCGTTTTTTGCTACAATCTCAACTTTTCCCAGACCAATTACAAAAGTAAATTTTTTCATTTGTTTGCTTCCTTCTCGATTGTTTGTTTCATTAACAATATCATGATCGATTCGGCGTCTTCTTGGTATTGCCCGACAAAGCCCCAACAAGAGTCCACGGTCTCCCAGCCAACTCCGACTTCAGGATTCCACTTCTCAAGAACATAGCCGAAAACTCCCTCGTCATAGACCTTTTGTCTGAATTTCTTTTGATCAATTTCCAGCTGCTTTGCGTCTTGATCTGGGTTTACCTTTAGACAAAAGCAGTCCCCTTCTAGATTCTCCAAAGTCGCGAACTCGTCTGGTATTTCAATGATGCGAAAAGGACCTTTGGTGTAAATTGTTCGTTTCATTTTATTTCGCTCCTAAAATTAAGTGTTTTATTTCGTTTATTGTACCACGTCTTGCGACGAAAAACCATGTCTTGTTTTCAAACGCCCAAAGTTCAAAGTGTCCAGCGCGTTTCTTCACTTGGTACATCATACAAGATCCACAAGTAAAAGAGTCAAGACAAGCCCAACAAACCCAACAACAAAAGCCCCAACACTTGCAACAAGCGGCGCAACAAGCATCATACCGATTGATGTTCCTGAAAAGATACCGACAAAAGCTGGAACTAAAAACTGTTTACTAAAATTGTTCATAAGACCTCACAAGTTAAATTTTTGAAAGAATAAGACACAAAAGCGCAAAAGGCAAAGCAAAAATAGACAGCTGAAACAATAAGACCAAAAGGGCAAACATAAGATCGGGAAACACAAAGAACAATAAAACAAGCAAGATAAGCCAAATCATATCAAACCGCCTCATATTGAGATAAGAACTTAACGATAAATTGGGCCCGAGACTTCACGCCGGTCTTATTATATAAGCGCTCCACACTACGTTTAACGAGTGTTTCCGACAAAAACTCATAACCAGCTATTTCAGAATTCGAATCGCCCCGCAAGATCTTAATAGCTATTCTGGTCTCCAAGTTTGAAGTTCTATAAGTTTGAATAAGATTTAGGGCAAAGTCAAAGTGTTCCATCTTCGTTTCCTCTCGTGTGTTTCAACGAACACACTTACCACTATAGCAGGATTGAGGCCAAAAGCAAGGA